TTAAGTGTCGTCGCCCTGCTCTGGTAGCACCTCAGACAGCCTTTCAAACGCCTGCCCAGTGGCCATCAAACATGTCGCCCCGTTTGGCATTGTCATGGTGATGGTCCAACTGCCTGTTTCCTCGGAGGCGAAGATTTCCACCATGGCTCCCTCCGCGCCAAGACCTAGCGCCTGACGGGATTCGCCATACTTCTCCGCAAGTCTATCCACCACCTTGTCACGGGCAGCGCAGTTTCGCGCGGTCTGCGCTGCGGTAGGGCACGCCAACAGGGCCGCCAGAGCGGCAATGATCATCCGTTTCATGGGGAGTTCCTTTCTGCTGTGAGGTCAGGTCTCTTCGTCGGGCAACTCAAGCACGTAGCCGCCGCCGTAGATCGTCTTGATGGTGGGGGAGTTCTCGGTCTTCCGCAGGGCCGCCCTCACATGCTTGATCACGTTGCGGATATCCCGTTCCCGTGCGGCGCCGTTGAAGGCGTCGATTGCATCATCGATCTGCACGTGATCCACCGGCTTCCCTGCCCGCTCGCGCAACAGCCAGAACGCGGTTGCGGGACCGCGCGCCATTCCAAACTCGTACTGGATCTGGAGAATGGCTGACCGGTCGCTATCAAGCAGTTGCATGGGGCTACTGCAGCCTGACAAGCGTCAGCAGGCTGTCTGATGCAGAAAGATAGACCGGCGCCACTACGGTCGTACCCCTGCGAGCCACAACCGAGATTTCTTGGCCTGTTGTCACCTGCACCAAGCGGCGCAATGTGTGAGAGGCTTCATTGTGGCCATCTGCGTTCCGGATGTAGCCTGTGGAGGTCAAGCCGCCGATGCGTGCACCATTCAAGGCGAAAGACACCTCTGGACCTGCGCGTTGACCGGAAGAGGTCCCGCGGATCATGGCAGATGCATCAACAACACCGTCGAAATTGCAGATAATCGCATGACCACTAGCCGCTATGCTAAAGTCAGATGAAGCAATATCTGCGGCCCATGCAGCGCTAATCAGCAGAAAATCAGTGCTCGAAGTGATGTTTGTATCTGACGTGCCAATAAACTGCGCGAAAGAGGAAACGCCAGAACCGCCGCCAGATCCTGCCGGACCGGTATCTCCCTTCAGAGAGGCAAGCCATTCCGCCTCAGTGCCGACAAATCCGTTCGTGACAGCAACCTCATACGCCGACGCTCCATCATCGCCATCTGTTCCGTTTGTGCCGTTCTGGCCGTCAGCACCCGGCGCGCCATCTGACCCATCTGCCCCCGCCGCCCCGACAAGAGACGCCAGCCATTGCGACACTGTGCCAGAGAAACCTTCTGCGACCGCCACCTGATACGCTGATGCACCATCCGAACCTGCCGCGCCATCAACTCCCGCGGCGCCCTGCGCACCCACGAGCGATGCCAGCCATTGTGACTGCGTTCCGGAGAACCCACCCGAGACAGCCACTTGATAGGCCGAGGCTCCATCTTGGCCGTCTGCTCCGTCCGAACCGTTCGCCCCGGCGGGTCCAACCAGCGAAGCGAGCCACTGCGTTTGAGTGCCAGAAAACCCTTCAGCTTGCGCGATTTGGAAGGCGCTATCCCCATCTTGGCCCGCCGCCCCATCCTGTCCGTCAGCACCGACAAGCGAGGCAAGCCATTCCGCTTCCGTTCCCACGAAACCATTTAGGGTCGCCACCTCATAGGCAGAATTACCATCCTGCCCACTGCCAGAGCCGTCACCCGAAGGCCCTACCAAGGAAGCCAGCCACTGAGCTTCAGTACCTACGAAGCCGTTTGCCAAGGCAACCTGATAGGCGGACGCGCCATCTGCCCCCACAAGAGAGGTAAGCCAAGCAGCTTCAGACCCAGAGAAACCGCCTGCGACAGCGATCTGATATGCCGAAGCCCCGTCTTGGCCATCCACACCATTTGCCCCGCTTGCCCCATCCTGACCGTCAGCCCCCCGCGGACCCTGAAGGGTTGCCAGCCATTCCGCCGCCGTCCCGGTGTATCCACCCGCAACCGCGACATCGTAGGCCGACGCTCCATCTGCGCCGGCAGCGCCAACCAAAGAGGCCAACCATTCGGATTCTGTGCCCACAAAGCCCGCCGCGACCGCGATTTGATATGCGGAGTCTCCGGGATCGCCTTTCGCGCCCGACCCCGACCCACCGTCGCCAGGCACAACAAGCGGGCTCACCTCGACAACAACTTCAATGGCGCCCTCAACGAGGACTTCTACAACATCGCTCATGCGTCACCTTCGTACTTTTTGTTTGTGGGTTTGGAGAGGTCGAAGCGATCTTCAGATATCATCCTCTCAAGGTCAGCGGTGAGGGGCGGCCGGCGCTCGCTTGAACCCTCATCAATATCAGACTCGCCGACTTGCGCCGCGCCCTTGGCCTGCTCAGTCATTGAAGCCGTGCAGCAGTTCGATTTCACCTTGCAGAAAGGTCCGCTCGCTTCCGTTGATCTGATGCTCCATCTCGTACTGGATGCGCGTGCCGGGGCGCACATCCTCAAACGTCGCTGCGGAGATCGGCACAATGATGCGCCCAGTCTCATCCTCGACAGTCAGTTCATTGCCGCTCTTGGACAGGCGAAGACGTGTCTCGTGGTTCCAGAAGGCATAGAACACGATGTCACCATCGGCAGCGGCAAAGGGCTCTGACGGGGAGAGACGGACAACGATGCCCTCCACATTCTGGACGGTGCCAGTGTTTCCCTGCTTCACCGTGAAGTCATAAGTTGGAATATCCATGTTCTCACCACCTACCGAGGACCGGCGTTTAGAATTTCGTCAATTGCCGCGAGCTTGCCGTTGGCACAGAGGCGGCCAGCATGTTCCGCTACCAATGCATCCGAGATCTGCCCTTCGTCTTGCGGGCGCGGCCCCAAGTAGCCGGGGCATGCTTGCAATAGGTCAGGCGGTACATTGTGCAGCTCAGGCCTGAGCGTCGGCTCATTCTGGCGGCCACAGGCGCTCAGCAGTAGCGCGCAGCAAAGGAGACAAAGGCGCATCGCGGCCCTCCATTTGTTGAAGCTCATTGCGGATTTCTTGGACTTGGCGCTCCTGATCGGCAGCACGCGCCAGATGGGCGCGATGAACCGCAGCGGCCTCTTCCGCGCGCTCAAGGCTGGCCTCTGCGGCGATGCGCGCGGCACGCTCCAGTTTAAGTGCGGCTTTGTCGTTGGCGTAGTCGCGCACCAACCAGATCAGCCCTGCAATCGAGCTAGCCGCCACCAAAGCAGCGCCGCCCCGCATAATGCTCCGGATCACACAAACACCCGTGAAGCGCCGCGCAGAATGGCATCAGCCAACAGCACCATTTCGTCATGCTCATCCGTAGCCGCCAGCCCTTTGGGCGATGAGCCGAAGAAAGGCTCAATCAAGATCGCGGGCGCGCGCCCCACGAACAGGCTTTTGCCGCCGCGATCCGTCCGTGAGACGGTCTTCAAGCCGCGATCACGCAACCCAAGTGCATCAAGCATTTCTCGCTGCACGGCTATCGCAAACTGTCGTGACAACGGCGTGCCGCTGGTCAGAGTTTCTGTGCCGGTCGCGCTGGTGGTGCTGTGGCTGTTGAAGTGCAGCTCACAGGATGCCTCTGCCCCCCACTCATCCACCTGACGGTAGACCTCGCGAAGCTCGCGGCGATAGCTGCCCACATCCTCACGAAAGAAGGTTCTCACAAACACGCCCGGAAAGCGGCCGGCGCGATCCTCGATGATCTCTGCAAGGCGGCTATTCCAAGAGAATTCTGTTTCACCCGTATCACGGCGCACAGCACCTTGGGCGCGGGCGTTGTGCCCGACGACAATGGCCAGTTTCATGGCAATCTCCGATTTTTGCTAAGAGGGTTTAGGCGTGAGTGACGGCGCTGTAGAGGAGCAGCGCCCAAAAAGCCCCGGCACAAATAAATTTGATTAGGCGGACCGTGCGGCTGCGCGCGATCTTCTGCGCCTTCAGGAGGGACGGTTTCATTTGGCACCCCCCAACTTTCCCAAGAACTTGGTGATAATCGTGATGAATGGTTCCCGGAATTCCGAGAAGAAGGAGTGCGCAACCCACCCGACAAGGAACGGAAGCAAGAAACTGGCTCCCAATGGAAGCATACTCAAATCCTGTTTGAACATGTGCAGCGCAATCGGCACGCCAAACGCCCCAACAATCGTATTGAACAACAAGAGGAGAAGTGCTTTGCGCACACCCCATGGGCTGAGATCAAGCACAGCAGCGGCAGCGCCCAAGAGCGCCGCCAAGACCATCGGCCAGGATGATCCGTTCGCGATTAGCCAAGACCCGGCCACGCCAAATAAGCCCACCGAAGCGGAGCCCAGAAGTTCATATTTCATGATTCATTGCCCTCTTTAAGTTGGCTGAAAGTCCCAACAGGCATCTTGGTGACGCCAATAAATTCCAAATACGGTGCGCCGCGCCTACACCTGAGCCTCAGCAGCCAGCGCCCATGCGGCGGTGATGTCTGCGTTTGAGATTTGAGCGTCTGGCATTAGTGCCATGACCTGATCGCGGTACTGATCAACCACCGCCAACGTCACAGAGAGGTGAAACTGCGTCTTTGCACGCTGCGCTTTCAAGGTCGCAAATGCCACCCGATCAGTTTCTTTGAGCGTTGCCATGAGCGCCTCCCAAACATCATCCAGCCCCGTGTAGGCAAGCAACCACTCAAACCGTACTGGCGACAAAACGGGCGCTATAGCTGGCGCGTCTGGCGGCTCATTTGCAATGGAAACCCCGCCACCTGCGAACTCGGCAACGAGATGCGCGGCAGCCTCATCGGCTGAGCCGACGAATGACCCTCGCAGCGCCCCTGTTGCATTATCGACAAAGAAAAACTCCTGCTGGCTCATTAGGATGCCCTCACTTTCAGTCGCCATTTTCCGAAGTCACTGCCGGTGATCGTTCCACGCACACCGTTGGCTGCATTCAGCACCGCAAGCCCGGCCGCGCCATAGACGACGCGGATTTGGGTGTCGTTGGTCGTGTACGCTTGCGCTCCCCAATTCGAGAACGCTTCGCCACTCGGAATGCGTACCTCATTTCCAACGCCGTAGCCGTGATGCGCTGTCTTGCAGACGAGAAATAGATCGATCTTCCGGGGGCGAGAGCCAAGACCGTGATTGAAGGTGACGGTATATCCTGCACCGACTGTCGTTTCCGGCGAAACATACTCTAGTTGATTGCCGTCATGATGGATCTGGTGCCCGTCCAAACGGGCGTTTCCTGAGCCGAGCAAGTCTAGAACTGCACCCCCGACATGCCCTAGCCTCAGGCGGTCACTGCGCGCCTGAAGATACCCGCGTTGTGTGACCAATCCATCGAAAATGGAGATCAAAGCCGACCTAGCGGCGCCAGTGTTGTGACCTATCCTGAGCTGCTCATCTGCTGGCACCTCAAGGCTAAGGCGTCCCAACATGTTTGCGGCAATGTCGCGGCGCAGGAATTGCCAGGCATGAAGACTATCTAGCAGGTCGGCATCGAGCCCAGAGGCAGCCCCGTGGTTCCCTGCGTGCCAGATCCGCCGCGATGTTCCTGCCGCGTCTTGCAAAAACCAGTCCAGCAAAACGTTCGAAAAGAACATATTTTGCCAGCGTTTTCCCCCATCATTCCAAAACTGAGCAACGCTTGCCCCGCCACCATCTCGACCAACGCGGAGCGAATTTTCAAATGTCACTACCCCTTGGGCAATGCTATCTATATCGGTGCGCAAGAACTTTGTAATAGCCTCGCCGCCAACAAGCTCGGCATTTGTGGCAACGGCACCCGAGTCTGTAAGCCTAAAAAGCGGAAGATCTACCGTTCCGGTGAAATACATCAACTCGTTGTTCGGCACTCCTGTCTTAACCCAAAGGGTGCCAGGCTGCGCATAGGTGGGTCTGGCTGAACCAGCATGCGTGCTGATCAATGCGTCCGCCCAATCGCCAAGAAGGTCTGCCAGATCGACCCCGGATGTTTGGCCGGGATCGATGTCGCTAAAGTCTGCTCGCGCCATGAAATGTCCTTACACTATCGTTCGGCCAAAGCCTTTGGCGACCCAATCAAATGTGCAGTTGATTGGATTGCCTTGTTGATCTTCATATCGCTGGTGAAACCCTGATCGCGTCACGTTGGTGCGAATAGAAACTGCCCCCGTGGGCAGCCCCTGACCATCGACTGTGATCGCTGGCTTAGCCTTGAACGGCAGATCGAAATCAACCTGCACCCCTGCCTGAGGGCAAATAACGTCATCGGCTCCAAGAACCCGATCAGGCATGTCGATCATAACCGAAAGTTGATTGATCCGTACTGCTACACCAGAGGAGAAACTCTTGAGATTGGCGCGGAACCGGTAGCCGCGGGCAATGTAGTCACCCACCTGCAATGGCTGCCAATCACTCCAAACCGCGCTGCCGGAATTTGGATCATCCCGCGTTATCGATAGCTCCACCTCTATGGACCAGGTGTCATTGCCCGTCCCTGTCAGATTGTCGAGTTCTGCCAGCGAGGTCCAAGAGGACATGACGTTGTCAACCAAGAACCCGAAGCCGCGCACATCCGCCGTAACACGGGAGGAATAGACCTCAGAAAGGTCTACCACATCGGCGAACTCATAAACCCCTTCCAGCGCGTCCCCGACACCATCACCCGTTGCATTGAGCAGGAGCTGGCCATCATCTCGGATAAGGCTTGGCGAAAGCGTTCCGGCGTAACTTGGATGCTCACTTACATCGAGCACCACATTGTGCGCGGCCAAACCGGCACTTTCTACCCGCAGCTCCGTTGCAGTGCGGCTTTCCCGCCCAAAGAGCGACACCGCTTTGATAAGATATCGGCCATCCCGCGCGGGCATCGAAAACTGATTGGCGATGATCTGATCATCAACCAAAGCTGACTGCCCCCAGCCGCCATCTGCGTCGAGCGGCAACCGTCGCAAGTGGTAGTGCGAAACCAACGCCTCACCAGAAGGCCATTTAAGCTGCATCTGATCACCGGAAATGTTGGAACGAAAATCTGACACATCTTCAGGCGTCTCGCCCGAGGCCTTGCGCTCAATCTGCGCAAATCCAGCGGAAGAAATCCCAGCGCGATTGCGCGCAATGATCTCGATAGAGTAGCGCCCCAATTCCGGAAGCTCGAAGCGAATGCCTTGCTCGGCGGTCGTTGCAATCTTGGAGCGATTGCCATCTGGCTCCGTCACATACACCAGGAAATCATCGGCGCTGAACGCCTCGCCCGGTATCCACTTAACCTTGCCAAACACCTGCACCGAGCGGTCACCTGCTTCATTGGCGCGAATTTCATTCTCCGCGTAGGCCTCGATGATGCGTGGCGCGAGAGGCTTCAAATTGCTGTTGGGCACCACTTTTGTGATCGTGGGCGTATAGGTTGGGATTGTGCCCTGATCGGCTTGCAAAACCGCAGGAGCCGCCGGAACCCCTACTAGACGGGCTTGGCCATTGGGTTGATGCTGGATCGACTGAACAAGCACTTCCATGCTTTCCTGCCCCACCTCTTCGATGACAACATGATCCCCGGGGGCAACAGCATCGCCCGACACAAAGTCCTGTACAGTCCAAACACCACCAAAAGAGCTTGGCGGGGCAGCAGTTACCACCACCTCATTCCCGAGCGCGGTGCGGATGCGCGCCCGAAAGGATGATCCGGTTGGAGACATGAATTCATCCAGAACGAAACTCGCAATGTCGCCGTTGCTGTGCGTGTTCACGCTTGCGATACGGCCCGCTCCAACCCCGATCAGCGGAACGTCATGCACAAGGCGCACTTTGTCGCCCATGTTGACGCGCAGGTGATCTAGGTCCGAGTTCCATTCAAAGGTTTCAGGCCTCAAAATAGCTTGGGCCAAATGATACCGTCCCAACCGCCACGCATTGCCGCCGTCAGCATCGCTTTCCGCCAAAACCACACCTTGGAGATCAAGCGTCTCAAACTCGGTGGCGTTGGTCGCGTCATATCCATCGGCATAGACAACGATCTCATCCTGCTGCCAGCCAAGGCGCTCAGAGATGCAGCGCACCCGAAATCCGTGGATCTCCTTCGGAAACGTGATTAAGCCTTGGAAGCCATAAGAGTTGCGCGGGCTGAATTGCTGCACTACCGGCCCATCAGCGCCATCCCGAATGATCGAGAACTTTAGATCACGCAGTGTTCGCCTTGCGCGGCCAGCACCGCAAATCAGGCTCAAGATCTCGCCAACCTGCGTGGGCTGGTCGATCACCATGTCACAGGTCCAATGTGGCTCCTCTAGATACCAATCCCGCAAATCCTGCAGTTGAAGCTTTGCCGCATTCTGAGGGCGGCTCAACATTGGCCCCATCAGCGTGCGCGCAAATATCCAAGCGGGGTGTCGAACAGGCTGCAGAGCGCTCCAAGAGGAGCCATCCCAGACCGGAGCCATCTGGAGAACAACACCGTTCAGCGTATCGATTTGACCGTTGAGCTGATCACTTGCTTTGATACGCAGTGCAATCTCGGAGATGTGTTCGTGGCTCGGCAACTCACCAGTTTGCACCGAACGAATAGCGGTCAAGAACGCGTCGTCGCGAACCGTGGTTTCGTCACTATCCCAAGTAATCCGCGTGATTTGGATTTCATATTCACCCTCGCTGCCGAAGTCGAAGGTCTTACTGAACCGCAAGTTAGACGTTGAGCGGCCTGTGTGCTTTTCTGTGCCAGCGTCAATCCAGGCAGTCGCACCCACAAGGCGATACGCAAAAGCGACCTCAACAGTGCGGTTATGGCGCCCACCTTTTTTGCCGATGGTTGTTAGGCCCTGATAGGTGATATCCACAGTCGCAGAAATCGCGCGATCTCGCGTTCTCCTGACCACCGGAGTGTTCTGTAGAAGCCTCACAGAATACCCATCTTCGGCGATATCATCCGGGTAAAGTGACATGTGCTGCGTGCCTGTGCGCCAGGCTTTCACCATGGGTGCAAGATCAGGCATGTGTTTCAGCGTTTCCGCCTGATCGACATTCAGGAACTCTATTTCGATGTCTTCAAAATCAGTGATCGGCGTGGTGCCAATCTTGAGAGTTTCCAGCGCAACAGGCCCATAGCCAAAGGTAAAGCGACCACGATAGTAGATGTCTTCTGGGCCACCCTCTGTGTAGCCGCGCGCGGTTTTCGGCGGATACATCAGGTGGCGGCCTAAAACCGTTGGATAGATGCCATAGCGGCTCTCTGCGTTTGACTGGCCAGTGATGGTGAAGTTGGGGTTGTCGTTGGTCTGCCCGGGCAGCGATGGCGGCGGGATCAGTGCGTTGATCAATAGCGACCCGACAATCGTCACACCTGCATAAGCCACAGCATAGGTCAAAGTGCCAGCCGTTAGACCCAATGCGGTTCCAGCAACAAAGCTTGCCGCACTTGGTAGCAGCGCCGCCAAGGCCGCCCCCGCCAGCGCACCGACCTGAGGCCCGATTTCAATGAATGCGCCTGCTTTCGGGCGCACCTTCGACCACTGATCCATCGGCACAATTGAGCGGTTCTTGCCCCTACTCAAAACCACCTGAACATCTGCCAAAAAGCGTTTTTCGATTCCGCAATCTCGCACAATCTCAGCGATGGTCACGCCTTCATGCATGGAGATCGGTCGGCGAAATTCCTTATCCGTGCGCAGTGGGTGCGTGTGCGCAAATCCCTCAACACGCCCGACGCTATCCAACATATCGATAGATCCCCTCAAGGTTCGCGCCCCATTTGGAAGTGGTGAAGTCCTCAAGCACACTGCCGCCGCTTTGCGCGCTGGTGTGCAGCATCAGCCGGGCGCTGACCGCGTAGCCGATGTGTAGTGGCCGACCGCGCACCCGAAACAACAAAGCGTCTCCGGCCTGCGCCTCAGAAACCTCGCGCCACAGCGGCTTGGATTGCTCAGCGATCTCATACCGCGCTGCCTCACCCACACTGCACAACGGGTCATAAATTTCTCGATCGTGCTGCACTCGTTGCAACTCTACGAATAGCCCCAAGCAGTCATAGCTATCAGGCCCCCTGCCAAGATCTTGGTAGGGGATGCCGATCCAATCATCTGTCCACATCAGAATAGCGCCGGTGCGTTTGCGGGGTTCATGACCATATGGCCAAATTGAAGCTCCATGACCGGCTCGACACTCATTGTGCCTGTCACCCTTTGCGCATCGTATTGAGCGGCGCGCATCTCCACCTCAATCGGGCCGATCTCGATATGGTCAGGGTTGCTCGCCAAGATCCAAACAATGCGCGCCTGCACTGCCCCGCGTACAAGGCGTAGCGCCTCTACCAGTCGGCGATCCGTGTTATCCGCAACCCAATTTAGAACCGGAATGCCCTCGGCCTCTTCATCTGGCAGGCCGATATCAAATGCGAGCGGGTCATAGCTCTCACCCATGTGGGTGATCTTCTCTGTGTTTGGCACAAGCCGGATGGCATCATCCCACCCGTCTTGTGTCAGCTTGACCAGTGGAAGAAACACCTCGCCGGTGGATTCCGAATGCATGGCATCGAGCATCTGAGGGCTGAGTGTTGACCTCATGGCAAGAGCTCCAATTCAAGGCGGATCGCAACCTTGTGCCCAGAGAACCGCGCTCGAAATGGTCGCCGAAAACGAAAATCCCCATCCACACCGGTCAGCGGGTGTTTGGCCGAAAACGCTAGAGCACCCCCGCCCAAGCTATTTCGAAACCATGCTTGGAGCTCGGCGTATTGAACATGTGAAATCGGCCGAAGATCGAAACTGATATTTGTCGGTACGGCGGTAAACCGACGCCGTGTTTTATCTGGACCGGAGTCCATTTGCGTTCTCAACACAGAGTCCTCAATTGTCTCGTTGAAAGTGCTCAACACGGGGCAAAACGGAATTCCACTAGGCCAATCTGCCATATTCAGCCCCCCAAACCACGAGTTCTAAGGCCATAGGTCTGCCCCATAGCACGCTGCCCCTTTGGCCCCGTAACCGCTTTGATTGCGGCATCTTCCAAGACAATATTGAGCTCCCGACCATCGGAAGATCGGCTTACCCTGTGATCACCCTCAGGAGCGTTGTGGATGTTCACAACCAAGTCGCCAGAAGCCGAAGGCTGCATGACCGGCATGCTGCCGCCTTCAGGCACCACCAGCTCACCCTTCTTCAGGATCGCGGGAACCTCCCCAGGCTTCAGTCCAGCGATCCCTCCTTCATGGTAGCGAGGAGCGCCCGACCAAGTGGAAGGCGAAAACGCTCGCCCATGACCATAACCATCACGACCGGCAACCCCACCACTGTGCAGAATGCCAGGGATAATTGCACCGCCCAACAAACCGCCCGATGCACTTCCCCCAGTTCCACCACCGGCCAACCCTGTGATCAGCCCGGAGATATCAAAATTAGCTGCGGCCCCGCGCACTGCCATTCTTGTGAGGTCCGCGACAAAAGCCCGTAGAGCATCGCTGCCCTTGCCTGTGCTGGTGACAAGGCTGGTGAATGCGTCCTCAAAGCTACGCCCCATCATCTGTGCAATCTTACCGACTTCTGTGGCACTCTCCTTCAGAGCGCCAATCGCCCGATCCCGCACGTCGCTGGTGATGATCTCTGGAAACCTGCGGTGCAGATCGTTGATACGCTCAAGTTCAGTCGCATACCGCTCCGCCTCTGTGCGCGTGCTTTCATAAAGCCTTTCTGCCTCACGCAGACCGCTGGTATCCCTGCTGGATCGCGGAGATTTAGTGCGGGTCTTCTTCTGGGGTTTTTCAGGATCAGGAAAGTACCGCTCTTTCCAGTAGGGATCATTTTCAAACGACCTTGGGTCTCCTCCACGACCGCCTGAAACTGAATTCCCTGAGAGCTTACTCGCAGCTGAGACCGCATCCCAAAGCTCCTGATTCAGGCTTTGAGCGGCCTGAATCGCACCGTCAAAACTAACACCGATGCCACCCGCCTCGTCCTTGATAAGCTTTACCGCCTCGCCCGCCTGATCAAATCTCGCTGCTGCCTGACGCACAACATCCTCAGCCTTGATCATCTCGTCGATGACCCCTTGATCTATATCATCCCCAATTTGCTGGAGAAGCATACGCACCGTATTCAGCCCATCAGCCACGCCAGAGAAATCAGCCTCATCAACAGCGCCCTTAAGCCGCTTACGAGCTGCATCAATGTCAACCAATAGCGAAGGATCTATTTCGATCTCAGATGCTAGGTCTCCCGCCGCTGAGAGGTCGCCATTCAAAAGCGCGAGCTCTTCCCGCATCTCTTTGAGCAGTCGATGCTCTGACGGATCAACGATGAGGCCAACACCTTCACGCTGCTCAATACTCGACTGCACTGCCAATATCTCATTTTCGAGCGCGGCAAACTCTTTGCGGGTGCTTTCGGCAACAGCGCCGCCAACACCCCCAAAGATCTTCTCTAATGATGCCTTGAAGTCATCCCCAAGCGCGTCATCAATGACCTCTCCCACCTCTATTTTTGCGGCTCTTACTTCAAGCTCGAGCAGGTCAGATTGCAGGTCACGGACTGCCTTTGACGCATCAGAGTATTTTTCGATCAGGTGCTCCAGGCCGCCCTCTGCGAGGTTGGACAGCGCTTTTTCGACGTCAGACAGAGCAGAAATTGCGGACCTGACTTTGTCGCCAAACTTCTCCGTCTCCTCCCCCGCCTCTTCGGCATTCTCACCAATGTTTAGAAACATGGCCGCTGCGGGGGCACCGATGGCAATCAAGGCGCTGATTACAGGCGCGACAGCACCTATGGTGCCCCCCAAAACCGCAAAGCCCGCGATGGTCTGCGGCAACTGTTGCCCAGCAATCCGCATCGCATCAGTGCCCATCTCCCACTGGACAGCCATATCGCTGATCTGATTGGTTGTGTTTTGTATCACAAACCTTTGCTGCTTGGAGACCGCTGTCAGTCGCTGCAAGCCAGTCGCCGCGCGGTTTGAATTCGCTGCAATCTGATTGCCCGCCTTGTTCCAAGCAGCCTCAGAGCCCCGCGCCGAATTGACCGCCGCCTTGCGCCCCTGCTCCATCTGCCGCTCAAACTTGCGCAGCGAAGCTTCCATGCGAACAACAAGAGCGTCTTCAACGGAACGGGTCATGCGGTTTACTTCTCTGGCTCATAGCGACGGAGAATGTCTTCAAATTCCTCCTCGCTCATGTGTGGGATTTTCTCTTCGCTGCCTGCGTTGAAGCCGCGGATCATATTCACGAAGTCTGCATACTCCATCGCCCGTAGATCGAGCGGGGACATGTTGAACACCTGACAAATCTGACTGACTTCAGAGAACACCATCGGGCCTTGCGGCTCGGTATCTTCGTCGCTTTCAGTAGGCTCAATCCCTGCCATCAAGGCGGTCAGGATTTCACCAGCTAGGGCCGCATTCTCCATGTAAGGCCGCAGGTCAAAATGGCCTTTGATCAGCATGTCAGCATCGACAATCCGCTCACCGCCGCCGATCAGCGCAAGGCGAATTGTGTGATACACGTAGGCCGCCTTGAACTGCCCACCGATCACCGCCAGGAAAATCGCGCCGATGCCCTCGCCAGCGGCCTGTTCGAGATCCATGACCTTCCCGAAGTCGAGCCGGAAGCACCGAGGCTTTCCGGCCCATTCACGAACAACTTCCGCCATCAGGTTGCGTCAGCCCATACGCGCTGACCGGCGCCACTGATGCTGGCCGAGAACGACACCTTGCCGCTGCTCTGCTTGTTGATCTCCAATTGCTGCAAAAATGCGGGCAGCGTCCAGTGGCCGCCGTTGTTTGCGGCGCTTTCATCGATATTCAGCCGGATGTTTTTCTCAGCGCCTGTATCGGCCCATGCGCGCCAAGTGGGCCACGACTCCATGGCAACCATGCCCGCAATCGTGACGCTGGTATCTTGGCTTTCCAGATGGCGCACAATCGCAGCTGGGACGTCCAGAGGATTGTCACAGTCCAAGACGACGTTTTCGCCGAGGTTGTTGGTGAGCGTCACGCCGAACGCGTTTGCGCCGCAGGTATGTGCAAAGACTTCTGGATCAGCGCCGTCGCCAAGTTGAATGACCAGCCGTGTGGTCTGTTTTCCCGTTCCCATTTCAATCTCCTTGATGCTTGGTTTCTGGGTCGAAAAGCACTGCATCCCCACGATTGATGAGGGCCTGTGCGGTCTTCTTTGGAAGGTTCAAAGGGTCAGGTTTCGCCTTGAATGACTGCGAAACCGCTGAAGACACGCGATAGGTCGTGTCGTTCACAATAATGACTTTCATGCGGAGTTCCCTCTTTGATGAGCGGACTTAACTCTCGCGGATAGCCTTGCTGATCGCGCGAGAAATACGGGATCTGACGTTTTTCCGGCGCACCCGCCAAACTGGGTAAAAAAACGGGTTTGCAGGCATATCCTGCGTCCCAAATTCCTGAAACCACGCATAGAATGCATCGCCCCCGCCTGCGAATATCGTGATGCGCATCGCGCCGTACTCGCGGCCGCCAACGGTTCCGATGGTTAAAGATCCAGCCGGTGCTTCCCCCCAGGTCCATCCGATGGAAGCCGCGAGAACACCATCATCATATGGCGCGCGCAACCACATCTCTTCCACGATGTCCGTGGCGGCATCTTCCATCGCGGCGCGCACATTGATACGCGCGTTTTTCGGGATCGACTTCCAGCGGCGATTGAACCGGTCAAGACCTTCGACCATCAGGCTTCTTCGATATCGGCCATCACGCTGACGACGCCGTGAGCAGTGAGGCCGTCGCGATCCAGAAACACGCGCATGCTTTCGACCTCAACCTTCACAAGACAATTCGTCGCGAGAGACAGATCCGCCAGGTGAAGCGCCGACTTGACAGCATCTGCGATCTCTTTGCACGGGCGAAGCCGCCCCCCGTCGCGGGACCAAATATCGATCTGTATCGTCTCTTCTCGGCCCGAGATGCCCTCCATATCATCGGGGCTCATATCCATCGGACCAAAAGTGATGCACGGATACTGAGTTTCGTCGGGACGGCCGTCGAATACCTTGTCACCCACCAGCGCAGAAACGCCTGCGTCCGCGATAAGGGTGCTGTAGACCAGAGATTGCAATTCTACGGAAGCACTCATTGCGCCACCCCACTTTCCACGGTCAAATAGACCCACTTCGGGTCAGTGATCGCGTCAACTTCACGGATGTTGTAGGTCTCGCTTCGACGTGTGTCGCGCATGCGCCAATCCGTCTTAATGACCCTTGATGCATCACACTGACGGATTTTGATTTTATAGATTGCGCGACCTTCCAAGCGTGCGGCCGAAACAGCTTCAGATCCCCGCGAGTAGATGAATTTGGCGCGACAGGAATAGCGCTTCACCCATTCGCGTTCATGACCGCCAGAGCCATCCGGAGAAAGCACCGGAGCATCGAAAGCTACGTTCTCGCGCATCATACGCGGGTCCACCGGTAGTTGCTGATGAGGCTCATGACCGATGCACTGAGATCGCCATTATCGCCTGACCGGTCCTCATAAAGACGGGTGACAATCTGATGAATTGCAACCCTGATGGGCTGGGGTACATCACCCGCTCCGCCAAAGCCCGCAGTGAACTCAACCCTAACCGGCGCCCGGTTGCCGGACTCCAATGCCGCAAACGAAAACCCGGACGAAATCACAACGAGCGTTCCAAGCGGCGCGGGGTAAAACTTGATACTGTCGGCTGGAATTTCCTGCTCAACGCCTTCGGCGTCATCATATTTGATCGAGACTGCGGAAACGTCTGGGACAGGCAGTAAAAACTCCCGCTGAAAGCATGGGAAACCCTGCTGCCACGTTTGGTTGATAATGCACCGCCCCAAGACACCTCTGTATCCATCGAGCTTTGCCATAGCCGCATCAATGTAGCCAAGGATCAGCGCATCGTCTTCGTTGAAGTCAACAACGGCATGCTCCTTACAATCGTGAACGGTGATGGGGTGCTCGGATGGAGGCGTGATCAAAATGGGGCGGAACATATATTTCTAGTCCTTCGATTTTGAGGACGGCTTGCCATAGGCGGCCGGGTCTAGGCCGCGTTTCTTCGCTTCCTCGGGGGTCATTGCGCGGCGAGGTTTCGGCTGCTGAACCTGGTCTTTGTCCGTTTTTTGCGTTGCCATTTTCTGTCTCCTGAAAGGGGTGAAATCCGCCCCAGGATGGGGCGGATCAATTGATTTACGCGTGCCGCAAGACACGCAGGCCGCGAGGATCGATCACAGCACCGCCCACACGCTTGGTGGTGTAGAACAGAACTTTTGGTTTTGCTGTGAACGGATCACGCAGAATCCGCACACCCCAGCGATCCATGATGCGGTAGCCGCGCTTGAAGTTACCAAAGCCGATCGAAAGCGCGCCGCTGGTCATATCAGGCATGTCAGGCATTTCAGTCAGCGGATGAGCCAGCAACTGAGACGGCTGACCCGCCTGACTGGAGGGCTGCCACAGCTGGCGGCCATCACCATCGCGCAACTTCCGTACTTTACCCATACTCTTGCGGTTCATGATGAAACGCGCGCCAGCCGAGTAAGAAGAAGGAATGTCGTAGATCATATCCAGCAGTTCGTCTTCGGTGACTACCGCAGCGCCCGCCGCCGGAAGAACCTCAACAGCGCCCAGAGGATTGCGGTTTGCGTTCACACCGCCGGTCGCGAAACTCAGGAAGCCTGCCGGTTTGTTGGTGCCGTTGCCTGCAACGAAAGCTGCGCCTTCCTGTTCCGCGAACTCGGTATCGACTTCGCCAGCAAGCCAAGACTCCAAGTCGATCTCAGAATCGTCCAGCATCTGCTGGGTGGCGCCCGGGTTGGCGTAGATTTCGCCATTGCCCAGAGTGAAGGCAACAAGGGTTGGTGTGGTCGTTTCTGGGCGTGCGTCAGTCTCGCCCACCCAACCGGAACCGGTGCCGCCTTGGTTGATCAGGACAGTAAACCCAGATTTGCCGACCTTCTGAACATCAGCGATCTGCCGCATCGGCGAAACCTCGGACAGGCGATCGATGATCGTGCGGTCCCACTCTGTAGGAGCAAGATAGCCACCTTCATCGTCGGCACCTTTGTTCAGCGCTGCCTGCACATCGCCTTTGCGCATGTGTGCCCTGAAGGACTCGCTGTACTCAGGATCACGCTCGCCTTCAGCGCCGCCATTCATTTCGAAAGCAGCCAGCTTGGCGTTGGCTTGATCCACAGCGGCCTGCAAATCCGAAACGCTGGCGTCGATGCGATCAAACTTTTCGGTCGTGACGACATCATCGAAGCGGTTTTCCACTTCTTTGTCTTTTTCAGCCTGCGTGTCTTTGTAGGCCTGCCAGTCCTTCTGCAGATTGGTCAGGATATTCTTCATATCGCCGGACGCATCAGCGCGCACGGCAACGATCCCGCGAGGCTTCGCGGGTGCGGAATGCATATTCATAATGCTTCTCCTTGGTTCAGATTTTGAAAAGGCCCTTGGCGAGAGCCGCGAGTTCGCCAGCGTCGTGCGTAGCGGTTGGAGCAGCGTCCGGCTTGCCCCCTTTTGCGTCGGAGAGAAGCGCACGGCGTTCAGTCCTCGGCATTCCAGATTTAGCGAGGAGTGCGTCGATGCGTCGTGTCGCGTTGACCCCCTCCATCGCCTTGGCTTTGGTTTGGTCCTCGGTCACAGCATCCGCTGGGAGGAAACCATCAGCCAAACCCACCTCAACGGCTTGCTCGCCGTTGAACCAGGTCTCGTCATCCATCCATGCAATAACCTTGGATTTCTCATCCCCAGAGCGAGATGCATATAGCGTCGCCATGGCATCATCAAAGGGCTCAATCGTTTCAGCGGCCTCAATGAGATCATGCCGGTTGCCTAGAGCGATGGTCCAGGCATTGTGGATCATCATGAACCCAGTTTTGCCGATCTGTATTTCATCGCCAGCCATCGCGATTACTGAAGCGGCTGATGCGGCGAGACCGATCACTTTCACCGTCACTTTGTGAGGGTGCGCTCTCAGCATGTTGTAAATGGCGATACCGTCAAAGAAGTCGCCTCCCGGGCTGTTGATCTCAACAACAACGTCTTGTGAGCCGATCCTGCGCAGTGCAGCCGCAATACGCTCAGAAGTCACCCCTCGGCCGGTCCAGTAGTCTTCGCCGATCACGTCCAGGATTGTGATGGTGTTATCGTCGCTGTCACGTGCTTGAACGCCAGCATTCCAACGCTCCAACGCGATGGGATCAGCCTCAAAAGCGCATACTGAAGGCAACTTCTTGACCTGGAGGTCAGGTAGATCACGAAGGCTCATTTTTAGCTCCTTTTCCTGTAAGGCCCGGTGGTGGAGGCGGCGCCGTATCGATTGCCGGCAGATCCATGACTTCGCGGACCTCTCGCCATTCCATCCAAGGTTGATGGCCGCCAGAACCGAGCGCCTTGGCGAAAAACTCCGCCTGATCCTTCATCGACCCGCGCAGCAGCGCACCGGGGTTGAACTTGGCTTCATAGAGATCCGCCTCTCGCTCGGTGAGCAAATCCCGCTCAATTGCCTGCTGCCAGGCTTCAAACCACGGATTGAGCCCATATCTTACGAACAACTGACCAAGGACATCGATACCTGAGCCCCAAGATGTATCGTCCATCCCAAGCAATGGACGGGGAACACCGAATGGGCGTGCGACCTCTTCAATTTGGTGCTTGCGGTTCTCGATTGCCTGACTGTCTTTGTTAGACTGGGCAGAAGGCTGAAGCTCCATGCCCTCCTCCAGAATCTTCCATTTATGGGCACCCTCTGCGCCTGCGTCCTCGTTCATGCTGGCTCGAAGACGCTCATACGCTTCGGGGCTCAGAGTTCCCGGATGTTTCAACGCGCCCCCAACGATCATCCCGTTACGGAACAAGCGGGCCGCTGCTTTCTCAGCCTGCAATGCTAGGCCGATAGCCTCTGCGGATTGTTTCACCAGCGAGATGCCGGAAATGCCGTCATCAGAAAGCCCGTAGCGAAGATGGAAGACCTCGCGCTGGGGCAGAACCATCGGAGACTTATCTCGGCGGTCCAGGCGGTATTCGAGAGACCAATCATCGCGCTGGCGCACGGTCACATGCGCCGGATTCATCGGGATCAAATACAGCAGCTTGTTGCCGCTGTAGACTTTTCGAGCATACGCGTCACCGTGCTGCAATGCCCTCTGCTCCAGCAAAGAGCGAAATTCAAACGCAGTCTGCCAGGGGTTTGGCCTTCGGTGAAGAAGCCGAAACAACGGGTGTTCTGTGGCGTTGCTCTTGTCATCTTTCCTCTGAAGATGAAGCGGCAGCATGCCTATAGAGAAGGATATCAGCGAAACACAACGAATGATGGTTGTGTTTCGCATTGCAGATTTGATGGTTACGGTCTCGCCGCTTTCGGTAAGGTTGCCGCCACCGGTACGGATGAACTCATAGAGCGCAGGGTCATCAAGGCCGTTGAATGCTGCAAGATCGCCCGCCATAGATTTCACCGACGAATGAGATGCCGCCTGCGGTTCGCTGCGGCGGAAAATGCTAAACACGCTCATTCAAGCTCCCTCACACGGTACGAATGCCGTGGTTTTCATAGATGCTCGGCTCAGTTGCCTTCACCTTCACCCCCTCAGAGGCGCCGGTGGCCATCGCCAGTGCGATCATTCCATCCATTCGGCCGCGCTGCCGTGACTTGTCGAACATCTGGTTTCCAATCGCATCCGTGCGGATCACAGTGTTGGCCGCGCAATATTGCGTCAGGCGGTTGGTCTCGATCACGATATCCCCGGTCAAAACCTTGTCGGTTAGGCGGGTGATCGAATGAGGCATGCACAAATTCCGCTCGCCAAACGCGACTTTCGTGCCCTGCGAATGGCGAACAACCTTAAGCCCCTCGCCTTCCGGCTCCTCTGGCCCTTCGTAAACCCAGACTTTCAGACCGATCTTCTCGCAGGCGTCTCTGAATTTCTCCCAGAAAGAGGGGTCAATCGTCAGGCTGTCAACATCGTGCTTCGAGACCAGGTCTTTGATCTGCATTGCTACGAATTCGTAGTCGATTACTGCGGACTCAGTGACGCTCAGCTCGCCTTTTTCGACATAGACCTTGTAAGGAATGCGATCCAATGTGGAGCGCCGCTCAAGACCACCCGGCGTGGTCCAGTACCAGAGTTTTGCGGCAAGCCGGTCATCCGCACCCTTGAAGACCGCGCCAAGAGCCGTGAGGTCGTTTTTCTCCGAGAGATCCAGCGACAGAAAGCACTTTTTGCCCTCTATATCCTGCTCACTGACCTCTCCAATGCACTTTCGCCACTCGGCCTCATCCACCCAGAAACCGCTGGAGCCAACGGGAATCCCGAAATACAGGCGCGATACAGTGAGCCGTTTGGCTTCATCGTTCCGAGCTGTGTTTACTTGGCCTCTTACGTTGTCGTATTCGAATGTGACGCCGAGAGCAGGCATGGCTTTGATCCAACAGCTCTCATCTTGGAATGGATCATCATCATCATCAACGCGCGCGATGTAAGCGAACGCCTCATCGTCTTCATAAATCCCTTTGAGCATGAGCTGGAAATATTCAGATTTTTCCGTACCGACGATCTGGTCAATCGCTGGCGTGTTTGTCCCCAGCAACATGAACGCCGATCCCGATTTTTTTGCGATGCCAGCTTCCCACAATTCAAGCGGCTTCATTGACTGGAACTCATGCACCTCGTCAGCGATCACGCAATCTGGCCGAGGGCCGGACAGGCTATCGGTTGTCGCTTTGGCTTCAAAAAACGATCCGTTGTGAGGAAACTCGATGCGCCAAGCGTTCTGGCCTTTACCGGAAACGGTAACATCTTGCCTTTTTTCCAGGCTCTCACCCAATTCTGGTATCGGCTCACGGCAAAGCGCCACCGCATCTTTGAATGGGATTTTTGCCTGATCTAGCTTCGAGGCGATGGCGTAGCATTGCGCTCGCGGTATGCCCCGAAATCCGCAGACATATAGCGAAATACCTCCCATCAAAGGTGATTTTGCCTGCCCCTTACCCGTTTCAATCCATGCCTTGCGGAACCTCAGACGCCCGTTCTTGTGCCATCCAAACAAAGACCCAACAACGAATGTATGCCACTCCAAAAGATGGAACGGTTCTCCCGCCTTGTTCCCGTCCGCGATGGTAAACATCGCCGGAAAAAACCCAATGGCCTCAGCCGCTGCTTCAGCATCGAAATACAATCCGCGCTCTGGCCCTGCCTCCAGATCTGAGAAGTGCCGCTCACAGGCCAGCTTAATGTAATTACCAGCCACAATCTCTCCATCGAGCACCTTGCGGGCGTATTCGCTAGTTGGGTCCAAGGCGATCGAGGAACTTTTGCGCTGGCGCATTTGTGTTTGGTTTTTTGGGGGCTTCATCACTCTTTGGAACCGTAAGTTTCAACGCCTCTTCGAGTTTCAGGATTTGGTCTTTGATCTTTTGGAGCGCGGACCATTCGCCACTGAAAACGTCGCCACCATTTGGCCCGACTTTGATGGGCCCATGCTCGGACACGACAGGATAGAGAAACTCGTATTCAACGCGCTCCCTCACCAGACGGTCGATTATGCGTTTGCGCTGCTCGTTTAGATGGCCGTTCGCATCAAGCGCTTCGCAAAGAGCCTTCCATTCAGCGTCAGCAAATTTGGCACGGGCTTCGCCGTCTTCAGCTTGGGCAAAGAGGCGTTTGTAAACCGGCTTCTTCAATTGACCCCCACCCCCCTTTGAAAACTGATCTGCGCGAAAATGAAGCTTGGGCGCGGGTAGCGGCCAACCGACCCTGTGGCACTTTTACCACCCCCCCCTGCGGCTGTCTGATGGCACTACCTTAAGCCCGAGGCGGCTGACCACCTGGCCCACCTACCGTCCCGTCCAGCGACACGAACCTGAACCTCATCTTCTCCGAAGCGATCCAGTCCGCTCCACGTGGCGTCCACTGACGTATGCTCCGCGCCTTATCCTCGATCCGTCTGCATTCCCTATCGTGGCAGTCCCTGCAGACTGACCAGAGGTTGTCAGGCTCAAGCTCTAGGTCTGGCCTAAGGTCATATGGCCTGATGTGGTCCACCACAGCTGCTGCCTTGTGGCGCCTGCCCTCACGGAGAACCACGCCGCACATCTGACAGGTCCAGTTGTCTCTGACTAAGATCTTGGGACGCAGCTTGCGCCATTGCCACGTTTGGTGGATGGCTGCCATATGACGTCTCAGTCTCTTGTGGTGTTTATGGCCAGGGTTTCGGCTCCGGTAGCGATCCGGTCACACAGCCCTGTTTCGTCTGCCAATCCGGCTGCAAGAATCCGCACCTACTCTCTTCGGTGGAGGGCCTCGGTTGCAGCACTGTACCCATTTGACGCTTGAGGGGCGCCCACCCTTTCGATGAGGTCTGCTGAGCGGGAGTTGGCAGGGATTCGAACCCACGGCACGTTGCTTATTGCCTTTCCAGCGGCAAACACCGTGTCTAGCTGGTCATGCCCTTCATAGTTCGGGATCAACAATAGACCTGACTCTGTCACAACTCCGCGCCCAAGGAGCACAATGCAGTCAGCGCACGATGCTCCGGACCTTGTCGCCGCCATACCCCTCGCGGGCTTCACGGGCGGCTTTGATAAGCCTTTCTCCAACAGTCATGAGAAGAACTCCAAACAAAAAGGGCGAGATCAGTTTTGTTCCTGATTCGCCCCATTATGTCATACATGACTCAGTAACTGACTCTCAGTCAACGGTTTTTTAATCACCCTCTTCGAGGGCCATCGCGCTAATTCGCGCACCATAGAGCAGCAGGCCATAGTCAGTGACCCCAATATGGCCCCAAGTTATTGTGTTGGAGGGGTCAGAGTAGACATAGGCAAGAGAGTCAATTTCTCCCTTTTTAGCTTTCTCCAACACCTCCTCCAGACGTGTAACCACCTCGTTCTTTTCTTCGGCCATCTTGTCTCCTTCCCGCTATCGAACTTACTTCGCCTCACCTCACCACAACCGTGAAGAACTGGTGCGGCACCTTGTATCCACCCTCTTCCCAAGCGTCTGAGATCATGTCGATGGTGTCAGCCAGAGCTTGGGAGAGGTGCTTGCGCTGGCGGTCTGGAACCTTGGGCGACTGCCACTGACCATCCTTTACCGGGATGCGAACCCAACCGAAGGTGATAGCGACCTGTGAGAGCGTGCGCTGCTGCGTGCAGACCTTGGAGGCCAGCTCTAGGCATGAGATCGGCTTGTGGTTGCCCATCACGCAGTTGCGGGCCGTTCCCACCTTGTAGGTGATCTTCGGGGCGGCCTGCAGCACCTTCACAGCACAGGCGACCATCTGAGAGCGGTACACAAGCCCCTCGGACACACCAGCGGCACCGGTAGGAGTGCTGTCCACCCTCTCACGCAGGATGTTGCTTCCCCTGCCACCTGCAAGCAGCTCTTGGGTGTATGCGCCAAAGCAGTTGCCTACGGCGCGCTGTGCGTCTGTAAGGGGCAATCTGGGGTCAAGCAGTTGGTGGACGTTGGTATCAATGCCCGCGGCTGTTTGTCGGTCCAAGCGTGCGCCCTGCTTGTCGTAGATCTCTGCCTTGGCACTTGAGAAGACGCGTTGCCCGCCTTTCTTCAGCTGCTCTCTGACCTGCCTGTTGGAAACCATCAGCGCTTCCTTCTCTTTCCGTAAAGCTCTTCTGCCTGATTGATCACCTGTTGGCGTTCCCAATCATTGTTGATGTCGTTGGGGTCGATCACAGCCACGCCCAGCTGGTGCCAGAGCCGCTTGCGTTCCATGTGGTTCCTGCGCGTTGCTTCTGCGCCCTGCGGAGCATCTGAGGGGCCTTTGTGGTAGATGCGGGAGACGCCACTCATGCTGTCACCTCTTCGAATTTGCCGACTTCGTTTCCGAAGCAATCCCAGCCCGGGCGCACTTGGCGTGAAAACAGGTCAAGGCGCTTGGTCGCCATTGGCGCCAGTGTTTCCGCGGCCGCATAGGCCTCTTCTGGCTTGCGGGAGTGCTCACGCGCTGGCGCCATCAATACCGATCTGACTTTCTTGGCATATGTCGGGCTGCCGATTGCGCCGATGATGAACGGCTCGCCCGCTGATCGCAGGCAATACCCAGTGCCGAAGTGCTGCTTGCCGGAAACCACGTTCTGATCACGCCAGTAGGAGGCCTTTGTGAACTTTGCCCAATGCCCTGAGGTGACGAACTTGAAGCCCCAAGCCTTCATGACATCGATCTGAACATCGATCAGGGGATTTGTGGCCCAAAGCCAGAGAACGCAGTCTTTAGCGGCGAAATCTGCCACCCTGAGTGCGCGGATGCCATCCTCTGGGATGCAATCATATTGGGATGTCGCGTTCTTCTTCTCGCCTTTCTTTGACCAGTTGCCAAAGAGCCAAGGCGGATCCGCCATGATCAGATCATAGTGAAACATCGGGATTTCAGAGAGGTTTGTAAATACCGCCATCATGCCGCCGCCCGTGCAGGGTCAAAGTCCCGCATCATCAGGTTCTTGAGATTGCGAATGTGGAGGTACATCGCCGGGCCGTGGCCCTCTCCGTCTTTCATCTTGAGCACTGCTGCACGCTCTTCGTTGGCAACCTGCTCCAGCTCTTTGGCTGATGTGCAGGCGCGCAGGCGATCCTTGATGCGGTTTGCTTCGGCAAGGGCATCCATCAGAATTCCGCCTCCATTTGCATTGGGGCAGCCTCGGCGGGATCAGAAATCGCGTTGTAGCCTCCCCAAGCCTCTGCGAACTGGACGTCTCGCTTGCAACGACGCGTACCATAGAGAAGCACATCACGCGTTTTCCAATTGAGCAGAGAGACCACAAAATCCTCTGACCCAGGGTGAACGGTGATGCCCAATCCGGGCTTATTGAAGAAGGCTGCAGAGTCGGCGATGTCATAGCCTGTTGGGGGCCTCGGCGTCCCTTCTGTGCTCATCTTCTTGGGGTGCGCAACAACGCAGATGTGGACTTCAAGTCGCTTTGCTAGGCGCCGAATGAACCGCAGCGCGAAGTTGATGTACTGCGTCATGCTTTCGCCCGGCTCAGGCAAGTGCTCCAATTCGTTCCAAGGATCGATGATGATCACCTTGCAACCATCTCGTAGAGCAAGCGTTTTAATCATGCTCTCCAACCAGCCTAGGTTGGTGTCGTTGTTGTCATCATCGGTGACGTGCACAATGCGCCAGATCTTATCGAGTTTATCTGTGAGCTGCTCACGCATTGCAGTCGGGAGCTTCTCCCAAGATTGGTGCGTCTCAATTCTCGCCAGCTGATCGCGGAACCTATGGGAATGGGTTTCGAAAGCGATCATGCCATTGCGAACACCCTCTTTCTTCGCAACTTCATGAGCCAGCCAAGTGACAAGAGTTGACTTTCCGCATCCGGGCAAGCCTGTCCAAACAGAAATCTCTCCTAGCTCAAGCGCGATCAGATCATCAAACGGATCTCTTCCAAGTTTCAGAACACGACGATTGGAGAGAGGTGGCAGATCAGAAAACCCTGAAATCAGACCGCCAGGAGGGTCAAGCCGCTTGGCAGCATTCAAGCGCGCTGCTACTTCGCCCTCTCCAAGGGTTATAAGCACATCGTTGGCGTCTTTACACCCCTCTGGCCATTCCACATAGCGCACATCGTGGCCCGCCAAGATATTTGCCATCGTTCGGGGAAGGCTTTCTCCCGCGGCATCATTATCACCAGCAACGATCACGTAGGGGGATTGCCTTAGATGCTCCTCCGCAGCCACCAGATCCTCGGTCTTATTTCCTTGCTCTGTCCATCCATCTGGAAGCGAGACCGCTCGTAAAAATCCAGACTGAATAACCGTGAGACAGTCAATCTCCCCTTCGGTTATGACAATCGGTAGCTCTTCGTCCCGAGAAAGCGCGTCGGCGTTGTACAGCCCCCTCTTCACGTCCTTGGTGCTGAGAAACTTTTTGTCCACCGTCCGAAACTTGGCCGCGTAGATTTCCCCCTCTTTGCGATAAGGGAACGCCGCCACCTGCCCGAGATGTTGATGATTGCGAGCCTCTACCCGCATATCCGCCAAGAGATCTCCGTCCAGTTTTCTGACTTCCTGAAGCCAAGTCATCACGTCTTTGCTCATAGAATTCGCCTCCGCTCCATCCGCAGTGCCAGCAGCACCATTGAATCCCGTCATCCTTGCGTGTGACGCTCAGACACGGGTCGGTCTTCTTGCGCCTGTGTGGGCTGCATTCCGGGCATGTGGTTCGGGCGCTGTTGCCCTGCCATCTCCGAACCGTGATCCCGTTGTCGTAAAGAATTTCGCTTTCGGATTTCATTGATCACCTCATCGCGTCGTTTTCCCTGAGCCTGGGCTGCCAGCGTCTCTGCCCGGAATCGGGAAAGCCCCCCGTCGAATTCCATGATTGCTGCGCGTTCCTCGAAAGCATCTAGGTCAATCATCAACCTTGCCCTCCCGTCCAGAAATCAGCACCGGCGAGCTGAGGTCGCTTCGGTGCCAGATCATCCAAGCGCTTTCTGATCCAGTTTCTCCAAGTCGCTGGCCAATCAAGCTTCACGCCCTTTTGGCCCGGCACGCTGTGCCAATAGTCGATGAACTTGGCGGCCTCCTTGCGGACATCTTGCGGCGGCAGTCCCTGATCAACCGCCCAATCACCCAGAGCTTTCGGCAGAACCCAATCCTCTGGCAGACGATCACCACGAGGTTTCTTTTTGGAAGAACCTTTAGGTTCTTCTTTTTTCTCTAACTCTGGTTCTAACTGGCATGGCTTTTGCATATGCGGATTGGATGCGTTCGCATTTTTCGGACCATTGTTTTTATTGGTTTTTTTCTTCCATCTTGCATCAGCTGCTTGCTTGGCTGATACAGACTTTTCAGTCACTTTTTCGATCTCTTTTTGCACTCGATCATTGAACAAACCCCCTTCGGTTTCGATGATTTTGCCGTCCGAAATCAGGTAATTGAGAGCCTTCACAAAGCTGGCTTTGGACTTACTTCCACACAGCCGATACAGCCGGTTATCATCGCGCTCCAATGGCCCAGCCATCTCATACATACGAGCGATCAAGGTGATGTAGACGCCTGTCTCCACATCTGACAAACCCCGCGTTCCAGCGAGCCAATCAGAGGGATAGAAGGCCACGTGAAGGATGCTCATCCGCTTACCCCTGCTTTCGAGAAATCTTGGTATGCCTCCGATTGAACAGAGGCGTGGAATGGATTGCGTAGGACCGGCACTGCGTTACGCAGGCCATGTCCCAGACCGAACCAGCATCGGCCTCGTCTTGCGTCTTGGGGGTCCAGCCGCGTGCCTGACACTGACGCCAGATAGCGAGCTTGCGCGCGTCCCTGCCCGCTCTCTGGGCCGCTCCGAGGAAGTTCTTATCCAAGGTGGCCACCTCGAAGGTGCGACACTCGATCCCGCGCAGGTGAGCCCAGCCACGCACGTTGGCAATCAGCCCATGGAGAAGCTCAACCTTGGCCTTGGTGTCCTTCCGGGTGAGGATCGGAGCCTCTATCCCGATGAACTTGACGCCCCTGTCTTGGATCAGCTCGTGCGCCAGTCTCATGACATTGGAGAAACGAAGGTCGTGGGTCTTCCCTTGCCCAAGGTCACGGGAGAAGAATTCCGGTGTCTGCCCTGGTTCCCCAAGGCAGACACCGGTTTCGGTTGCGATATCTAAGCCGCAAACAATCACGCCATAGCCCCCGCCATGTCGTCGGACTGCGCCGCGGCTTTGTCGAGCATGTCCTGCATCGCCTCCTCCCACTGAGGCATCAGGCCCTCAAACATCGGCCGGAATGAACGGAGGAAGTCAGCGCGCTTGTCATCGCTCATCCGGTCAATGCGCTCAACCATCGAGAGGGCGTCCTTGTGACAGCCCAGAGTTTCAACCTCTTGCTTACGCTGCTGGCCAAGGCTTGAGCTGCTTTCGGAGCTCGATGTGGCCTTACCGTGGATACGGTCAAGCGAACCACGAAGCTTCTGCAGATCGAGCGAGAACTCTTTGTCCTGCATGTCTTTCGGCATGGGTGTTCCTTTCAGAAAAAAAGGCCGGGACCGGATAGGGCCCCGGCAGGTTCAACAGGGAATGGTAGAGGCATTGACCCAAGCCTCAGGGGATCTCTGCGGGGCTTTGGGCGCCTGCCCCGCTAAGGTGTTCACGCATCCCCATGCGTGGCCCGTCCCGTGTCCGTGAGTTGGCTTCGGGGTGTTCAAGGTTGTGCCTCCTCATCTTTCCGGATGTCGGTCACGAGCTTCACAATCGGGCCTCTCGTGATGCCCAATCGGTCAGCAACTGCCTGTTGAGACAGGCCAGCATCCAAGAGTTCGAGAACCTTTAGGTCGCGCTCATCGCGTACACGCTGTGCGAGGATATTCATGACAAGAACTCCTCCACGTACTTCTGGTACGCCTCCAGCTGGGCGCGGTGCTCCTCGATCTCTTTGAGCGTGGCTTTCGCCTCTTCTGGGGTGAACCCATCGGGGTTCTGCGAAGCCTCAGAGAAAGCGTCAGCATGGCATTTCAGAACGTCGCTAAACTCTGACATCAGGGTATGAATGCACCCCGATTGGGTTTGCTCCCGACGCGGCTTAAACACGCCGCCAGATAGACGGGCGAAGTGTTCCGCGATTGGTGCGGCCGCCTCTGGCGTGATCCGGCACAAGCGATGGAGATAGTTCACTCCCAGACCGCCGGGTCTTGCCTCGTCACTTGCATCGATCGCACGAGAAAGCGCGGACGCTGATATGCCAAGATCATCAGCCGCGCATTCAATACCGCCAGCGGCGGCATAGGCGCCTCTGACTGCGTCTTGAATGGAGCCTGCCCTCACACGCCTCATGTCAAAAACCCCCTTGGGATTTGCCATGCATCGTGGCGACCTGCGCCCCATGTTCAGGACATGAAGTCATTTGAACGAAATTCATTACCGCCGCTGAGGACACAGTCCCGGTCTCAGCAATACGGAGCATGGAGGCGATGCCGATCATTGGGTCGCCTCCAAGCCTTCTAATCCATCAAGGAATTGGTGGATTTTTCCGCCAATCTTGTAGGTACAACTCCCGCCATTCGTCAGGCGGTCATAGAGGCGACTATTGCCAACTGCGCGCTCGCAGATAGTGGCTGCAGACAAGCCTGAAGCCTCGGCAGCAGCCTCTATGCGATTGATGAGGTTTTGCTGTTCATGGTTCATGAATGGCAAAGTGGACTTTTGTCCACAGTATGTCAATGGACTTTTGTCCGCTGTAAATTGGAACAGGTCAAATTGTATAGTCAGGCCATGGAGAGAACGTTCCGAGATGCTTTTTTGTCAGAGCTTGAGGCCACAGGAATGACTGTTGCAGAAGTCGCCCGGCGATCAGGTGTGTCTAAAGACCAGCTGAACAAGCTCAAGCAGCGCGCTTCAGCCAAAACCAATGTAGATGACGCTAAGCTAGTTGCCGGGGCTTTCGGCAAATCCCTTGATGACTTTCTGAATGGCTCCGAACCATCTCCACATCTGGAAGCAATCGGCCTTCTAGGGCAGCTATCAGAAAGTGAGCGTGATTTTCTGCTAGACGCAGCAAAAGCCGCTGTCGCTCGACGCCAGCAGGAACCGCAAGAATAGCATTGAGATCAGGGGTAAAGCCCAAGCTCGGTTCTTCGTTGGCATCTTCTGGCATCAGTTCACCTAAACATAAAATAACAGTCAATTAATTGTTCGGAAAACCACCGGCACAAACCTAGCGCGTTAACTACTACGCAAAACAAGGATAATCGTAAGGCGCGATTCGGCGGCGCGTCAACTGACGGTTTTCGACACCCCTAAACCATTGATTTTTAATAGATCAGCTTACTGAATTCGATGCTGGACGCTTCGGATGAGGGATTCGAAAACGGGCCATCCCTGAAGTGAGAGATCAACTCCGGCGAGTACCCAGTCTGGCTTCCAAACACTATATTCCGCGTCTCCCGCTCCAATCGGATCGTGATTTTTGAACCCTCTTCCGTAATGAGGTATCCATGCTCATTGCGTGAAATACAGCCATGCCCTTCGAGCTGCCTTAGCGTCTCTGAAACGGTGGATCTGGGGTGACCGACACGGGCCGCCATAGCTGAAGCGGTCCAGTGGCTACGGCTGGTAAGGAGAACTCTGAGCACGGCGCGTGTTCGCTCGTTGATGCCAAGAGTCAGTGGCGTACGCTCCATGCGCGACGCGATTTCGATTAGCTCCAGCTCAAGCGGAGTAGGCTTTGGCTCGTCATCCCATTTCACGCGCTCCCGTTACGTGAGGGGAAAAACCCTTTCAAGATCAGAACTTGCTAAGGTTAATTCCACCAGAGAGCGACCTGATAGAGGCCTGAGCAAAGAAAACCCCGCCTGAGCGGGGTGTTTGCATCATGGAGTGCCGGAAGAGAACAGGCTGGCTATCTCGCTCCTGAGAACCACTGCAATTATTCCGAATACATAAACAGCCAGCCACTTGTAGTCGATCTTTGAGTCAAGCTTGGCGTCGATGCGCGCAAGTGAGACCTCGATCGACGTCAGCCGGTCCGAAATCCTCTCGACACTTGCCTCAAGTTTTTCAACGCGCGCTTCCATGCCCCCATCATATGGGCCATCACCACCGCCGCGCAAGACTTGTAGCTCCTTCTGGAGCTCCTCAGCGCCGGGAAGACGGTAAACATTATCACTCATTTATCAATTCCTGAATGTAGTCGAGCGCGCCACTATGAACATCATTCAGTTTTTTGAGCGCTTCATCAATCTCCGTTAGGTCGCGCTTAAACACCCCTATGGACATCCTTGCTACTGAGGTGTCTGCCTCTGCAATATAATACATCAGCTTTACTAGGGCCACATTCTGCTCGCGCAGCTTTGCCTCCAAGGCTTCGACTCTTTCTTCAAGACTATCCACGTTGCCTCTCAACCGAATGATTTAGAACAAAGTCACCGCCTTATCACGATTCTGCAAGCTGTTGCTCGCGGAAATACCTACGGCACTAAGGCGTTATGACCGCAACGAGGTCGCCATCAACGTAGATCTTGTTGCGTATGAAAAGCTGCCCATAGGCAGAGCTTTGCTCGTATTCGGCTCTCACCAATGAACCGTTATATCTTCCATCCGCAGAGAATAGCACTTGTTCTCCAGGTGACTGCTGGGACCTAGAAATGTCCTCATTGATGACAACTTGTTCATCGATCTGAACAACGTACCTGACGCCGGATAGGCCGCTCCCCTGTGAAACGGTCGCGGTAATTTGGTGATTGCGGCCATCCCAAACTCCTACTCCTTGAGCCGGGGGTGGCGTGCATCCACAAACCACAAAGGTAGCGAGCAGAGTTAGAACTGAAAAAAGGCCTTTCAACATCGCTCAATATCCATCCTTAGTCTCTGGCGAAGAGACAGAAATTTTCTAAATACAATATGAGATTGATCACATCTCAAAAGGTCAATTGCAAGACCATGAGCTTGGTGCCGTTGCCTGTGTCCATTTTCCAAAAGGCAATCAGGACACCGAATTTGGCAACCAATACAAGCACTCAGAAGCCTCCGCTGTTGGCGTGTATTCTGTGTCCTTTCTTGAACGGACAGAATCACCGCCCAGAAACAACAAACGGCCTTGCACCTAGGCCAAGAGCTTGCGCGTGGACTTTTGTCCATATTTTTGTTGACGTGGACTTTTGTCCACTATAATCTCTCCTTAACAGCCGCCGAAGACGCACCAGCAGATCGCGGCACTTAGGAGGGAATGACAATGCAACAGACAGCAATCAAAGCACCGGCTTGGATCAACAACGAAATCACTTTCGACATGACCGATATGTGGAGTGATGCGTGTGACCCTGAGAACGCTGAGGGTGTTGTTGTCACCGCATACCTTTCCGAGAACAGCAGCGGCTTTATCGCGCTTGATGGGGTCTGCCTAGAAGTGCCCAACGCGAAGTCCTTTTTCGGCCCTGATTGGGCTGAGCGGGTCTTTGGCCGCAAGATGATCGGTCAAGTCGAGGAGTGGGCCGAGGAAATCGAGCCCGACACCATCGGCAACCGCGCAGATGCGGCTTGGTCGGCGCACTAAGCCCCACCCCACAGAACACCTCAGGCGCTCCCCATTACCGCCTGAGGCTACGGCCAGCGGCCAGACAACACCCCCAAACCCAAAAGTCCGTCGCCGCTGGCCGGACCCATCTGGAAAGGAACAGTCGTGCCTAAACTCTCGATCATAGAACTTCCGATCCACACCTATGTTCCCACGGAGCAAGGCCGGAAGTGCATTGCGCACATTGGTGACCTGCCCATGCGCTTTAAGGGCGACACCGTTGAGCAGGCAAAGGCCAACGCTGATGCTTGGCGCCATGGGGAATACGCCAAAGAGAAGAAGGCAAACGCCGACAAGGCCGCGCGTGCCGCAGCTATGAAGGCAGGCCGCCAGAACAAGGAGCAAGCCCATGCGTGACCTCCTTACCCACTCCGAAATCATCGACCTACCAGAGGGTGAATTGATCACTGAGCCGGGCTTCTACCGGATCAGCTTGGATCGCCACCACAATCAACCATGCGATGGCCCCAGCGTGACCTCTGGCGTGCTGCGCAAGATGGAATTGGAGACGCCCGCAGATGTTTGGGCGTTCCACAATCTGAACCCCAACCGCTGGGAGCGAGAGGAAACCGTGGCGCTGCGCATGGGGCGTGCGATGGCCTGCTATGTCGAAGGTGGCCCAGAGTTGCTTGAGACAGAGTTTCGGGTGCTTCCGAAAGACAAGCCAAAGCGGCCCACAGCAGCCCAGCAGACAGCCTATGACGAAGGACGCGGCACTGAGGCAGGCATTCGCTCTGTCGAGTTCTGGAAGGCCGTTGAAGAAGACCTGCGCGACATCGTCACTGAAGATGAATGGGATCTGATCTGCACTATGGGAAAGGTTCTTGCAGCGGACACAGCAGCGTCTGCGGTGATGGATGGCATCCCAGAGGTCAGCATGGCTTGGAAGGATGAAGCCACGGGCATCTGGTGCCTCGCGCGTCCGGACACAGTGTCATTCTCCGGTCTGGTCACCGACTACAAGAAGATGGCCACCCGTGGCACCCCGTTTAGTGACCGCTTGGTGGACAGCCGCATCACGCAGCACGGCTATGACATGCAGGGAGCCTTTGCCTGTGAGGGCTTTGAGCAGCTGCGTGATGAATGGCCGGGTTTCGGGATCATCGCCCAATGGGACAAAGCCCCTCACCACGTGATCCTTCGGGAAATCCCAGACGAAGACCTGCGCATCGGTCAATTCCGCAACCGACGCGCCCTCACCCGCTTTCGTGAATGCCTGGACAGCGGCCACTGGCCCGGACCCGGCGAAGTCACCGGCGCTTACCAGCGCCCCGCATGGCAGCGCGAGCTGCTGATTGAAGAAATGCAGCAAGGGAACACCGCACCATGAATGAGCAAGTCTCGCACCTCCCCGACCATGTAGCAGCGCCCGCACCGCGCTTTATGGAGAATGCAAAGCACAACAAGGGCGCAATCGCAGCTCTTGTTCCCGAAAGCTTGGAGGATGTGTTTCGCACCTCAAAAGCTCTCGCAGGCGCTGGCCAGATGGTGCCGGATCATTTCCGAGGCAACCCCGACATGATCATGGCCGCTATCATGCGCGGCATGGAGATCGGCCTCGCCCCTATGCAGGCGCTCTCCAACATCGCAGTAATTAACGGGCGCGCTTGTATCTGGGGGGATGCTCTTCCAGCAATGATGCAGCGCGCAGGCCATCACATTGATGTGGTGGTCGAAGGTGAAGGCGATGACATGAAGGCCATCGCCACCTTGGAGCGCGGCGACACCGGCAAGGTCATCACTCGTGAATTCTCTATCCGCGATGCTCAGAAAGCCAACCTGACCGGAAAGAAAGGCCCTTGGCAGCAATACCCCAAGCGCATGCTGATGCACCGTGCGCGCAGCTGGGCCGTTCGCGACGGGGCGGCAGACGCCCTGATGGGCCTCCAGATCAAAGAGGAGGTCGAAGACTATCAGCCCATGCGTGACGTAACGCCTGCGCCTGCCACCGGCACCTTTGCCACCCGCGCAGAAGCCGCCCGCACACAGCCAGAAGCCCCCGCCCTTGAGCAACAACAGACTGTTGACCCAATCCAGCAGGAAGAGCGCGAACCAGAACCGGCAGAGACAGCACAAGAGGGCCAAGAGCAGACATTTGACCGCTCTGCCCTCGAACCCCACTGGACCGACGAATACAGCGCCGATGATGGGTTCCCCGGGTCTGATGAGTTCAATGCTGGCGCGCTCGCTTTTGAGCAAGGCCAGCCTGTCACCGATTGCCCGCATCAGGAAGAACCGCAGAGCGCATCTGACTGGATCGGCGGCTGGAAGCAAGCACAGAAGGCGGCCAGCTGATGCCACGCCGGAAGCGCACACCGCTGCAACGGGCCGCGATCTTCCAAGCACATGATGGCACCTGCCACATCTGCGGCGAGAAGATCGATGGCACCCGCGAGAAGTGGGAGCTGGAACACATCGTTGCCTATGAGCTCACCCGTGATGACAGCGACGAGAACTTAGCCCCCGCCCATGTGTCCTGCCACAAGCAAAAGACCCGCAAGGACAAGGCGGCCATCGCCAAGGCCAAGCGTGTGAACGCCAAGCACATTGGCGCCCACCAGCCCAAGAGCAACTTGCCCGGCAGCCGCGCTTCCAAATTCAAACGCAAGTTAGACGGCACCGTTGTGCCGCGTGATTGAGGAAACAGTCATGGACGATGCAAAGAAGAAAAGCCGGTTCGATCTGCCTTCATATGCGATGCGCCCGAAGGACAATCCAACCTCTCAGCGCGAGACCACAAGCCGCGCTCAGAAGATCAGCGACATCGCCCGTAAAACGCCGGTGACGTTGAAGGACGCCCCGCCGTGGGCATCCCCAAAATCAGGAGGTGACGCATGATCCGTTTTCGCACCTCCCGTCGCCACCCTTTGAACCGCGAAACCCCGAATGCAGCTGACTCCTCCTCCCCGTCAGCGCATCGCACGGGCTGGGGGCTTCTCCTCCTCCTAGGCCTCCAGCTCGTGCAACAGACAACAAGGAGCGCGTAGTCATGGACAAGCACACACAGACCATTTCGACCCGTCTCGACGCCATGCAGGGACGCCTCAGCAAGACGTTGATCGCACTCAGCTGCGCCACAGCAATCTTGGCCTTCTTCGGCCTGTCTATTGCTCTTGCCAGCAAGGCTCTACCCGACACCGCCGCTACATCCCTGACCGCCCAAGAACAGGCGCAGGCGCACAGGGAGGGGTGGTGAGTTGATCGGCATGACGATGTGTTCCGGCATTGGCGCACCCGAAGTGGCCGCCCCTTGGGTCGATTGGCGCTTTGCCAGCGAGATTGAGGCATTCCCGCGGGAAGTGTTGCAACAACGCTTGGGTTACAAGCTGCCAGAGGATCAGAACCAAGGCGAACCCCTGCTTTGGGGTGATATGACCGAAATCACACCGGATCTGCTGCGCGCGAATGGTATCCCCCTTCCCGATCTCATTGTTGCCGGCACACCGTGTCAGGCGTTCTCTATCGCTGGCCTGCGCAAAGGCACCGCCGACGAACGCGGCAACTTAACTCTGAAATTCGTGGAGATCTGCCATGACATCGTCGCTGCTCGACCTGATGGAAAGCTCGCTGTGCTCTGGGAAAACGTCCCCGGCGTCCTCTCTGACAAAGGAAATGCCTTTGGGTGTTTCTTGGGAGGCCTTGTCGGCGCAGTGGATGCATTGCAGCCGCCTGGAGACGGAAGCTGGCCCGGTGAAGGTATGGTGCAGGGGCCAAGGGCACGGGCTGCATGGTGCGTTCTTGACGCACAGTGGTTCGGAGTGGCGCAGCGGCGCCGTCGCGTGTTCGTTGTCGTCGATTTTGGAAACTGCATCGATCCCGCAGCGATACTACTTGAGCCAGACCGCCTGCGCGGGAATACTCCGCCGCGCCGAGAGACGGGGAAAGGACCTGCCCGAGGCTTTGAAACTGGCCCTCACGGCGGTGGCTTCGCAGAAGTCGCCCCAACCCTAGACACATCCTGCAAAGATGGTCCTGTTAGAGCGCAGATCGGGGCGGGGGTGATCACCGCCCGAATGACCGCATTCGGAGAGTACGCTTGTGATGGTACCGCCAGCACAGTTAAGCAGCGCGACTTCAAAGACGCCACTGATTTGGTCGTCGGAGCAACCGGAAGAGTCACCCACGCGCTGACCGCCGAGGGCCATGACGCAAGCGAAGACGGCACTGGGCGCGGCACCCCTGTCGTGGCCTTCGACACTACACAGATCACCAGCCCACAAAACGTCAGTAATCCGAAACCCGGCGATGCGTGTCACCCCTTAGCGGCAGGAGCCCATCCGCCCGCACTGTTCCTACCCGCCGTGCGCCGCCTAGCACCCACCGAATGCCACCGCTTGCAAGGCTTCCCCGACGATTGGTGCGCGATCACACGAAAGGGCAAACCTGCCGCTGACGGACCGCAATACAAAGCTCTTAGCAACAGCATGGCCGTGCCAGTCATCGCGTGGATACTCGATCGCCTGCGCGTGAGCTGGGAGCAACACAGTTAACCGGGGCAATTCCGCCCCACCCCGTCCGGCAGCATTCCCTTTGCCGGGGCCGGACGGGTCATTGATACAGGAGAGAGACGGATGATCGAAGTTTTGCTAACCACAGGCGTCTGGGTCTGTGTCTACGAAGATGAAAACCTTACAACTGAAGAGCTTTCCGAGGAGGCCAACGACAGCGACCTGAAAGTCGGCACGCTTCATATCGCGGAGCTTCCAGATCAAACAAAAGTTGATTGCTCTAAAATCGCAGCAATCCGGTTCAACGCATGATCGCCACCATCACCATAGGCAAAGAAGGCCACCACAGCGTTCAGGGGGAGGTATCCGCATGAAAAAGTTCAACACCCACATCAAAGACCGCCACTTTCAGGAGATCCACCATGCATTGGGCTGCCCTTGGCCTGAAGAGGTCATGGGTGAAACCTACCGCAACTATTTCGCGGTGGGAGAATGCTCGGACATCGCAAAGCGCATGAAAGCCTCTCCACATTGGTCTGACGGCTGCTTCCGGTTTGGGAACCTGTCATTCTCTGTAACGACCGCAGGTCGCAAGGCCCTCTATGAATACATGACAGCGTCCCTCTATGTGCCTGCGCGCTTCGCGATCACCTTCCACCGCTATGAAGGCGAAATGGTAGTATCGGCCAAGTCGCGCTCCGCCGCAAAATATCGGGCGTATCTGAACAGTGATACCGATACGCCGTTTGGCGAGTTCGTTTCTGAAATCAAGTCAGTGAAGATCCGCAGCCGCGCGATCAACCCGGAGCTGGCGGCATGATCCACCCAGACCTCCCCCTCAAAGCCCTATCGATCCGCCAGCCTTGGGCATGGGCGATCATAAACGCGGGCAAGAACATCGAGAACAGGCCCCGCCGCTTTCACTACCGTGGGCCGATCTGCATTCATGCCAGCCGGTACGAACCCACCGCAGAGGACAAGCGGGTGTATCTTGAAACGGCAGTAGCGGCATACCCCAACTTTCGCGAATTCGTGGAAATTTGCCGATCTTCTAAGGGAGAGATTAAGGGCGGCATCATCGGCACCGCTGAAATCGTTGACTGCATCGATCAGAGCGACAGCCCGTGGTTCTTCGGCCCCTATGGTCTGGTGTTGGAGAACGTGACGCCAGTGGACTTCATCCCGGTCAAAGGCGCGCTCGGGCTGTTTGACTGGCGCAAGAAGCTGGAGGCCGCCGCATGATCGCCACCATCACCATAGGCAAAGAAGGCCACCACAGCGTGCAGGGCGAGGTATCCGCATGACCGGCTCCAAAGAGTGCAATCACGAACACGGCGCAAAGATCGACGCACTAGACTGCTGGGTCTGTGGCGTGTGCTTTGAGATGCTAGAAACCCGCCCAGTTAAGTATGGCGCTGGATGCAAAAATATACGTGGCGCTGATGGGCCTGGTGGGCATCCTCAAATTGTTACATGGGAGGCCGAGATTAGGAAGTCTCGCGAAGGGACTACGCTCAACTCGTTTCTTGCAGCCATGGCCCGCCGCTTCATGTCTCGCGCCAAAGGGCTTGACCCGCGGGAGGCAACAAAGCTGGCACTCGACCTCACAAAAGACATTGGTGCGCCATTTGCAGACCCAGACCATGACTGGTCGCGTACTGCCGCCATCGACATCGCCGATGAGGACATGTGCTATTGGGATTGCGATGGCGGGGAAGGTCGAAACTCATGACTGCCACCAGCAAAATCAAAACCATCTCAGACGGCGGGCGCGGACAGATCCAAGGCACTCACGTGGCCACCCTGCCAGACGGGCGGATCACTATCCGCATCGATAAAGCCACGGACATTCCCTGCAAGTGGAAAGCGGGTTTCTTGCACAACTACTGCTCTTACTGCGGGCGTGACGAAGGCGAGATGAAGGACTGCAAGTGGGCGAATACCAAAGATGAGTTCCACACCGGGAAAGAGATAGAGAGGACAGAGGGATGAAAATCGATTTTGCAGAATATCTGGCTCGCCAAGTTGCCGTAAGCCGCTGCAACTTTGGACCGTATGAGCGAACCGAGGGTGTGATTGATCACATCAAGAAGGAACTCAAGGAAGTTCAGGCTGAGGACTATCCTGAAGGCCGCATGAAGGAGTGGGTTGACGTGGCCATTCTCGCCCTTGACGGCCTGACACGTTCCACCCGCTCATATTTGGATAGCGTTGCGCCTGGAGCCACTGCAGATGAAGTCGCAGATGTTGCCGTCAAGCAAATCCTCAAAAAACAGCGCGGAAAAAACGAACTTCGGGACTGGCCCGACTGGCGAACAGCAGACCCAAACAAAGCCATTGAGCACGTGCGCGCCGCCACACAGGAGCAGAGCCATGACTGACGTCAGCAAAGACAGCCTGACGCAAATCGAGCAGCTCATGCTCTGCGTTGAAAACGATCTTTCTGAGCCGTGTCTCGATACGCTTTGGGATGAAGTCAAAGCCTTGACCGCTGACCGCGATGAATGGAAAGAGGTAGCCGTTTCTCTCAAGGCATCAACCGAAGCCCAAGCCGCCCGCCTACAGGAGCTAGGGGCCACGATTGAAGGCTGGGAAAGCCTGTGTGATTTACGCTTTGATGAGGCCGAAACTTGGAGAAAGAAGGCGGCGGAACTAGAGGCCATGCAAGGCGTCGTAAAGCCGCTGGAGTGGGACGATAACCGTGCACAAACAATGCTTGGAGTATACACTTACGGGGTTATAGGTCGGTGGTGGGAGGTTTACCTTAACGGAAGTGGGGTAATTGATGGCGATGAGGTGACGTTTTGCAAGGCCGTTAGGGCTGCCAAAGCCGCCGCCCAAGCCGACTACCAACGCCGCTACACCACTCCCCCAGCCGACGACACAGCAGAGGCGGAGGAGCGGGGGCGTAAGGAAGAGCGGGAGGCGTGCGCCAAGAAGTGCGACGAAGAAGCGGAGTTTTGGTTGACTGCTTCTGAGAGAAGCTCATCCGCTATTATCAAAAGCGAATACGCAGCCAAAGCATCGGCGATAAGAGCAACGGCCGCCACCATCCGCGCACGTAGGGAGGAAGCGTGATGAGAAAGCCGCCCTACGAAGTCAGCTATGAAGAAAAGAGCGGTCTGCGCTACTTGGCCTGGAATGGGCGCAAGAAAAGCTTGGCTGCAGCTCTTTGCCAGGCAAGAGGCCTCAGGAAATGGGGCCGCGCCAAGGACATAAGGATCACCGACACACGAAACGGGAAGGTATGGGAGATCAAACCATGATCCGCATCAAAAACGACCGATTCCACTTCGAGACTACAAAGGCCGCGCTCAACCATTCCGGCATAGCAACGGCCATCAACTGTGCGGCTCTGGCACTTGGCTTCTGGTTGTCGGATGGTGAACTGCTGGTCAAGGTTGCTTCCCTGCTCTGCGCCGCCGGTGGTGTATTCTATACGGGTCGCGAGACCTGTGACCTAGATAAGCGCTACGGCTGGAAACTAGGCCCAATCAACGACGATGGCGACCAATGGAACAGCGCAGAGCTTATCCTGCCGCTGCTGACCTGTGCGGCCATGGCGGGCGCTGTCTGGATGATGGGAGGGGTGTGAGGTGAGCAAATACCGAAAATCAACCTTCAGCGCGCGATGCATGATCTGCGGAAAACTCATGTTCAAGAACTGGCTCGGCCAATGGGTCTGCGAAGATCAGTTCAATCTGGCCCATCGCTATCCGCTGATTGGTGCCACCACGGCGCTAAGGAAGGAGTGAAGGCATGCCAGCAACAGCGTCAAAAAACTCTCCGCCACATTGGGCAGATCCCCCCCTAGACATCAAGCAAGCTGCTGCAGCCTTAGGTATCGGGCGCAGCACTCTTGATGAAGCACTGAAAAGGGCAGAAGTTGCCCCCGGCATCCACTACGAATTGCGTGGGAACCGGAAAGTCTTCTACCGTGAACATATTTTAGCGATGCGTAAGGTATTAACAGAATGCGCCTGCAAATCAGATGGAAAAACGGCTGGGCTTATGCCCACGGCACCGGCCCCGATGGTCGGCGAGTCCGACGCGCTCTTAAGACTCAGGACGCTCGCCGCGCAGAAGAACTCCGGGCGCACCTAGAAACCCAGCTTTGGCAGGTTGATCTCTATGGGGCGCAGGCTGTTGTGACCTTCGATCAGGCCGCTCTTGCCTATGCAGAAGATGGCGGAGACACCCGCTTTCTCGTGAAAGTCACAGAGCAGCTCAATGGCGTCTTGCTCAAGGAGATCACCCCTCGCCGCGTGAGAGAGGCTGCAAAGAAGGCATACCCCAGCGCGGCGCCAGCAACTCTAAACAGGCAGGGCATTACCCCCGCGCGCGCTGTGATCAACTATGCCCATGATCAAGGGTGGTGCGCGCCAATCAAGGTGAAGGCGTTCCCGACCACAAAGCCCAAACGGAAAGCTGTAGGGCCTGAATACCTCGCTGCGCTTCAGCCGCATCTCCCACCTCACACATTCGCCCTTATGCTGTTCTTACACACAACCGGCCGCCGGATTGGTGATGCGGTTGGGCTGCGCCCCGGAGACATAGATCTTGATCAGGGAATAGCCACCATCGACAAAACGAAAAACGGTGATGAGGCAGTCGCTCACCTAGTGCCGCTGCTGGTAGACATGCTGCGCGACCTAATGCCGGAAGATGAGGAGAAACCTGTCTTTGGATACGCTGACCGGCGGAGCGTGTACCCGACCCTCCGTAGGGCGTGCAAAAACGCCGGCGTCGAGTATCTAGGAACACATCAGCCTGGACGTCATAGCTTTGCAACTGCACTTGAGCGGCAAGGCTGGTCAGCGCGCTCTATCGCTGATGCCGGGGGCTGGAAATCGGTGCGCTTGGTCGATGAAACCTACATCCATTCAGACAACCCGGCTGCGCGCGCGACTGGCGCAATTGGCAACATTTTGGCAAAGGCTAATGTGAAGCGTAATTAAGTATTTGTTTTAATTGCGATTTCAAAAATCTCATTCCACCCTGCTAAGGGAGTATACCGGAAACGGTATCGAGGGTTCGAATCCCTTCGTCTCCGCCATCACCTTATGGCGAATTTTTCACCTAATAAATCAATAACTTACAAGATAAGATCAAACGCCATCACCACACGTTTTCACCACACGTTTTTTTCAATCTCTGTTGTTTAAGATACTCTTTGAGAGGCTGTTCTCATCGGCAGCAGCATTACCGCGAAAGCGTCTCCCTTGCTCATCCGGCGTCTGATTTAGTGTGCCAATCTGGCAACCCAGATCAAACCGCTCTGGCACTACCTACAATTTTGGGATCTGCTTAGGGCCATTCCAAAAAACTGCATGAGAAGTTCTGCGCCAGTCTACGCGCAAAACACTTTGGCAATTTGAGCGGAATGCAGACTTGGAAAAGCTTGCAGTCTTCGGACGCTTGGAGACGACCTGATAGCCAAAAGCGCCTTTTTGCCGATCTCGCAGAGAATGCCTGAAATCCAACTCTTTCAGCTTTTCACACCTGTTCCTATAATTCGCCAATGGCACTCCTATGGGATGGCCCTACCTAAATCAAAAACCCATTTGGGAGTAGTATGGATCTTTCTTAAGTGCAGGGTGGTCAACATGGAGGCTGGGAGCCAATGATGCGCTGCTGCCATTCTTCGCGACCGCTAGTAGGACCAAGACCTTCGGGAAGAAAAGCGCTTGTGGGAAGGTTTGATTTGCCGCCCTGATGTAGGCTTTGAGTGATTTATTGAAGCTCGTAGACTGACTAACATCTAGCAGATATTCGTATACATCATCAGCATCTGGCGAGTTCAGATCGCGAAGGAAATCAAGATAAGGGCCCCATTCGGCTTCACCAATAAATAGAGATGTCAGGCCTGCGGCTGCTCGGCTGAGCCAGTAGTCATCTGAAATTCGCTCGATGTTGTCATCTAGGAGCCTTTGTATTTGTGAGCGTGTAAGAAATCGCGCCGAGACGAATAAAGCGCTATGCAAGCCAATGTCGCCTGTCGATGCGGCGTAACTGCAAAACTCTTCTGCCCGCAACGTGCATGCTTTGGTCTTGCGAAATCTGGCGTGAAGCATGAAACCTGCCACATCCACGTAAGCAGCATCGTCAACGAACACACCATTTTTCACCATTGCAATCAGTTTCTTGAGGACGGTGTTACCTCTTCTTGTTCTCGAGAGATAGCGCAGCGCCGTTGGTCGCATCGAAGGGTTGTGCTCGACCTGCCAGAGGAGATCTTCGTCACTTACTGTACTTCCTGCGTCGTAGATCAAGCTCAGCACATGTTTGTGGATTTTTGGCCCGTTACCTCTAATGAAGAGCGAATTCTCCCCCGGCCCACCAGCAACGGACCTATCAAGCCAACCCTCATATTTCTCGGTCAGTATCGTTCTGGCAAATTTAAGGAAACGCCCTTTCTCGACGAATGTTTCTATCCGATTCAGCGATAGGTTTTCTGAGATGCAGAAATGTTTATAGGCTTCTTTTTGCGACAAAATTTGCGTTTTCGACGAATTCAGCCTGAGTTGGCGTGATTGCAGCGTCAGATCCATATCTCTCACAATGGCCTTCGCTTTTTGGATGGATTCCACGCCCACATCCATGTCATCCATGAATCTTGCGTAGTTGGCGACTGCTGAGTGCTCGCACAACTTGTCGACCTCGTAGAGCATTGCATTTGCCAAAACACGTGTGGCTGATGTCTCGATCTGAGGCATGCCCACTTGTGTCAAAGGCATGAAGTCTGGCGTCCATGTTAGGCGATTCAAAACATGGATTAGTAGATCGAGAGTCGACTCCCGGATATCTGCAAGCGACGAGACAATATTTCTTAGATGTTGGAAGTTGATGAAGTCATAGAAATTCGCGACGTCAGTAATCACGATGAAGTCGTTTTCCTTGGCAAAGCCAAAGATGCTCTTCTGGAATTTCTTCCAACTGGCGAATGATCCATACTCAAAATCACTTTGCTTAAAACCTTTTGCAAACTTGCCATCGTCCGGCTCAAAGAATGCCGATTTGCTCGGGGCTTTACGCTTCAACTCGAAGTAAACTGATCTGGAGAGCCTCTCTAGAACAAGAAGGTCTCGCGGGTGTATCAAGGTCATTTGACGACAAAGGCCGCGAGATTTCTCTGTTAGATATCTCTTTGGCATTCGTACCACGTAGTTACCTTCGCTGACCTCTCTGCGAACCCGGTGAAGAAGACGTGTCAAATCTTGGTCAATGTCTCGATACTCAATCGCGTCAAAAACGAGTTGTTTCCGAATTTGCGGCTTTGTGCGTTTCTTCCACTCCTCCCTTAAGAGTTTCACATCGAAAACGTCCTGAATATCACTTTTCAGAAACTGAAACTTCGGAGATTGCAAAACCGGCCTCGCACGTTTTCCCCTAGTTATCGGGCTGAGAGAGCTCGCTGGCAAGAGGGAGCAAGACCGTTTGGACTATACTCTGGGGCGAGGTGCCGAACCCGAACAAGGGGATGTGACGAGAGCGCAGAGTCGATCAACTAAAAGGCGACCACTTGGGCTTACACGCGACATGACCAGATTGAAAAAAACAGTGTGGTGATTTACAGGTATATATCTCCCTCCAAGAACCTGACGTGGCCCCCATGCCCCCCCCCACACAGCGCTTGCCTGTGTCGAGTGAGACCGCAGGAAGCTGCGACAAGGTAGGGCCAACACCTACCCTGTCGTTTGCGTCACAAGCCTTGTGTCGGGCGACCTTCGAGCGCTCTGATGCATTCGTGGCTCAGGTCTTCCAGAGCTAAGAGGCGACGGCCCTCACGGCGTCTTCTAGGGATCTATGGACTGAAACAACAGAAAAGTCTGGAGCCACGATATGCCAGCTACCGGCATGAGGATGGATGCCACAAAGGGGCTGGCCATCGCGCTCGACAGCGATACTTCGCGTTCCATCCTCAGCCACGTCCACATCAAACCTCATGCTCTGGCTCATGATGTTGCCCGGAGCGGCTGCTTGAGATGCATCTTGAGAGCGGTCTGGAAAACGAATGACGGTCATTGGTTTCTTCCTGTTGTGTCGTTGAGGATGCGGTAAACGGATGCGCGGCCAATCTCCAGACGCCTTGCGATTTCCGTGGGTGAGACACCTTGTGCCTTCAAGGCTCTGATCTCGTCAGCCTTGGCTCTCGCAGTGGGCTTTCTCCCTTTGTATTTCCCTGCCGCTTTGGCTTTTGCGATGCCCTCTCGTTGGCGCTCAAGCATGATGGACCGCTCAAACTCAGCGACACTGCCCAACAAATTGATCATGAGCTTGCCCGTGGCCGTGGATGTGTCGAGGTTGAGGTCCAGAATGGACAGCGATACTTGTTTGCTGTCGAGCTGCTGCCTGATCTCGACAAGATGGCTCATTGAGCGGGCCAGTCGATCCAGCTTCGTCACAACAAGCGTGTCACCCTGCCGCACAAACGACAGCGCCTCATCGAGCCTCTCACGCCGCCTCAGGTCCACTGACGACACCTGCTCTGTGAAGATGCGTTCGCAGCCTGCATTCTCAAGGTCCCTGATCTGTGCCTCAAGTCCTGCGCTTTGCTCAAACGTCGATGTCCTTGCGTATCCGATTTTCATTCTGTCTCACACGCTCCTTAGTCTTTGTGGGCAATGTGTCTCATAACCCCAAAGCCACTCCAATGAGTCATTCTGACTCAGGGGCGACAGCGTCTCACTGAACCGTGGCCTATCGAGCGCCTAACGATGCGTATTTTCAGCCCGCCAGTGGGGCCAAAAGTCGCCCTCTAGAAAGCTTCGAGTAGTTCACCCCTTACGAAGATCAATTCAGCTCTCACAGAAGCGACGATGGCACAGGTCCCGCGTCAGCAATGACAAGCGACAACTCCTCGTACCCGAGAAGCAAAAGACAAACCAAAGACGTGATGTGTCTTTGCCCCAAGGGCGTTGATCTCGGCTAAATCGTCATAGCCTCGAGAACCGTTCCTATCGTGGCCGCAAAACCGAAAGGCACTTGCTCGCCCCTGTCTTTTGCTTCTCTTCACCCATGACGTATCCGCCATCCTTGCGGATCGCTGGGAGGGCGCTGGTTGTCACCCAGTCCTTGAAGGCCATCGCCTCGGGCTTGCGGGAAGTGAAGATGAGTTCGTACAGACCCGCTTCGTTGATGCAGGTTGCACCACGGTTGGGGTAGCTAAGGCCCACGCCATGGGCGTTAGTCAGAGATGACTTGAGAAGGTGAGCCTTGTTGTCGTCGGAGACAACAGCCGTCACGGAAGTACGGGCTTTCTTGATGTCCAGCCCGTCACAGACATCCTTGGCGACAAACCAACGCTCATTGTCGATCTCGATGACACGGACGTTGTTGGTGTTGAAGTCGAAGAGGGAGAGAAGGTATGTGGTCTTGTGCCTCCCTCGCAGGGTTACCCTCTAGACCCTCAAGTATGTCCCTGCGTTAAAGGACCCATGAGGAGGGGGTTTATTCAATACCCCCCTTAAACAAGCAACCCGCAAGAAGACCCCTAAGGACAGTCACACAGACACTCATAAGGATATCATCAAGATATCGATTGGAGGGCTTCGCCCTTTCTCGAGTACGGGATTTAATTCAGCTACGATGTCGGTCTAAGGTTAGTGACGAGGGATCAAAGGGGCATCAGCGTCGAAAATAGTGGTGCCGGTCAACCACTCGAGAAATTGAAAACGGCAAAACGATGGAAATTGCAAATGAAAGAGTGCTGGCAAATCCGAATGCGGCAGAAGCTAGGGAAAGTCCAGTTGAGCTGGGTGCAAAGTCGTCAGCACCTATAAACAGGATTCCAAGTATGACGGTCACAACAAACACCGAAACCGCCAACTTTTGCCGAAAAAGTGTTCTCCCATTTTCCCATAGGATATCAGTCTCGATTTCAGTACGATCTTGCTTCTTTGGAACGGAAATTTCAGACACTTGAACAGGCGCGGAAGCAAATGAAATCAAAGCCAAAGACATACCAAAAAAGATACTTATTGAGGTAACGATCAATCCAGCTACAGCCTTAACTGGAGATGGGAAATTGAACGCGAATATGGCGACCGCTGCTGCAGCGACAACAACAGCGGTAATAAAGAACAGGTTTCTCGGTCCAGTTCGTTTCACTTAGGGCTCTCCGCCAAGCTCTTGATAGAAGGCAATCATCTTTTTATGCGCCTCTTGTACATCATAGCTTGTCCCATCCGCTGGCAATGAAACAAGCTTCTGCCAAAGGAGTGAGCCGCTTTTTATCGGCACGTCGTTGTTCAGAATGATGGTGTAGGCATCTATATTTTTGTCTTCTACAACCTCTTTTGCGATGCTGTCTAGCCAAATGTTCTTATCTTGTTCCAGAACCCCGAAGCCACTTCGTTTGAACATTCGACTTGAGAAAACGGCAATTTTGGCGACGTTTTCGCGCCTCTTCTTGATTGCTTCGCCGCTGTCACCTGTTCCAAAAAGTTGTTCAATGAGACCCCCTTTGAACGAACGTGGTAGAGAGCCAATGAGAGCCGTAGCATCCATTTCAACTCGCTTCACGCCAACTGATTTTATGGCCTTTAAGGTGTCTCCGTGCGGCATGTTTGTTAAATTGAAAGAAGTGGTATTGGGGATAATTTGTGCATTTTTTGCAAGGCGATACAGTGAAGTGCAGACGGTTGTTGTCCTCTTTCCAAGCCCACATGAGATAACGACATCGCCCACCGCGAAGAGCGCAATGTTCTTGTCTAAAAACTCCTCTCCTTCTTCTGCAGTTTGTGTACCAATTTCAATTTCTTCCTCTGAGTTTTGAAAGGACATCGTGCTAACCTGTCGACCAACAACGAATGTACTCAAGAGTACACCTGTCCCGAGATTACTGGGGTGAGAGAAGAACTTCGAAATCGCTACACTAGTGTCAGTCGAGTTGAGAGGTTCCAACAAGCGATCTGAGTGCTTGGGCAGGTTCTGCTTAAGCTGCTCCAAGATGTCTTGGAACGTGATTTTTGTTTCTTCACTAAATATGGCTCGATGGGCGCAGAGCCTTAATTGTTTCCGATCAGTTGCCATGGCAATTCCGTTTTTAGGTTTATCCCAAGACACAATCATAAAGAGCATCACATCGCAACAAACACCACTTTGAAGGACCTTTCTCCTATTCCAATGTCTCGAAAGTGGCGCTCCGTGACTTAGTTAGACTGGGCGAAAAAAGTCTTGCTCAAGAAAGGAGCGTTATCTCCCCCGAACTCGCTTACCTCGTTGAACATCTCCACTTGCCGCGTCCCTCAGAGGTGGACCTGATGCTTGCACAGGACGACGAACTGTCGATCTTGATATGCCTCTTGATGATGAAATGGGCTGAGATGTCAGGATTGGTCTACATGGGTCCCAAAAGAGACCGTGGGTATCGCGCAAGCTATCTCAACCCGACAGGAAAACCGTCTGACCGACCAAGATACGACATGCCAAGGAATACGGGGGCATAGCGCAGAGCCACGATCAGAGGGGGTACTGGAGCTTGCCGATTGCGCTGCGCTTCTGTTCCAAGCTTGGGCCATCACTGTATAAACCATATGTCAGAGAGTCGTTCTCGTGTCCCACAATAGACATGGTGATCTCCTCAGGCACATCCGCGCGTTGAAGCTGGGTTACAACCGTCTTGCGAATGCTGTGAAACGCCCACTGCCTGCCTTGATGGCCCAACGCGGTCTTGAGGTGGCCGAAGCGCTTGCCTACCGCATCTGCACGGTTGCCGTATTTGTTGGTTGTGAGACCTGACAGAACGAAGCCATCTGTCGATGTAGCGCACAGCTTGTCGATCAACGGTTGCAGCTCTTTGTGTATTGGGACCGTTCGCTCACCCGCACGTGTCTTATCATCGACCTCAAAGCTGTCTCCGTTGACGTCCGATACTCTGAGCAAGCAAAGCGACCCGATACGACACCCAGTCCACATCCCCAGCGTTATCAGATTTGCCAGAGTGTCATCACCTTTGTGGCGAGCGGCCCTCAGCAAGGTCACGACATCGACGTCAGAGAACGGCTTGTACGGCGTGGCTATGCCCACTCGGTTCTTGGACTTGTTTGTGTTCTTGAGCGCCCCTGCGAATGGATCGACATCGTCTGGAGCCAGACCCGCATCCTTGAGGTGCTGCCAGTATCCGCGAACCGCAGAGAAATTCCTTTGAAGAGTGTTGTCGCTCATTCCCTCAAGGCGCATGTCGGTCACCCAGTTACGCACCGCACGTGGGGAGACATCGGCCACGCGTTCGAACCGAGTACAGAACCGCTCCAGACTGGTTCGATACAGGTCTGCCGTTTTGGCTTTCAGGTCTCTCGACTTCATCGCGAGATACTCATCAAGCGACTCCGAGGTTCGGCTTTGATTGCCTTCCGCAGCCTCGACAAAGAGGTTTGCTAGATCGTGGGCCGCTTCATCCGTCGGATCGTCTGGGTTCACATACTCAGACGCAGCCTCCTTCATCTGCTCGAGGAACTTCCGGCGGGTCTGTTCGTTTGCCGCCGATGCAATCCTACGCCGCCACCATGCGGCTTCCTTGAGAACACGTGCCTCTGTGCTTTCGTGACTCTGAGAGTGTGCTGTCGGGCCAGCCTTAGCGGCTTGCAGTTTCTCAAGCCAGAAGACATCGAAAGTCGCAGCGACCCTTCGTGCCTCATCTGCATCCCCCGTTCCGGTGGACTTCAAGAAACGGCGTTTCCCGATCTGGCCTTGAAGCTCTGTTGGAATGTCTCGCAC